TCACTTTTGAAAATCCTGAAAATAGTCCTCATTCTCTCGTACTCCTGCATTTATTTCTCTTTTTGAGTTCCAATATTTATTATAACGTATTTTGTTACTGAAACACAAATTTTTCCATAAAACAGATATTATTATAACGTTAATTTTATCATTTTGAAACATACAATTTCCTTTTTTTGTAATTATGGCAAAGAAAAACAGATACTGCACGGAATTCTTTTCTTTCCTGCAGTATCTGTTTTATGTATCATTCCTGTATTCTATGATTTTTATTGATAATAGGTAAGGTCAAAATATGTAATACCATTTTCGTCATTTACCTCAAAATCAAGATGTCTGTTGTACTCCTCATCCTGATAAGAATAACTGTTATATTCTTCAGCTTCGTATACATCATCACATTCTCCCATGATTGCAACCGCTGACTGTTCGTCCATTCCAATCGTCAATCCACCGCTGACTGACATAATCGGGAATGCGTCTACCTGATCAAATCCATAACAGGTATCCAAAGAAAATGCATAAATGTCACATTCTGTAATATCTTTTGCTGAACTGTCCAGATTTACAAAGCCAATCTTTACTGTCACATCTGGATAATCCGGATTTTTCAGTTCAATTGACTCATAAGTCTGGTCGCCCGCATTCATCACATAACCATCTTCGTAACCATAATCCGCTATATCAAACGTCCATCCGTTCGCCTCTATCTCACTGTAGGCAAATGGCAAGGAATACTCATGTCCGTCAAAGAAAAATGACATATCCTCCCATGTTCCGTCCATCGGCTCTGCATCTACAACCGGTCTGTCTTCGGAAGTATCTGGAAGTGTTGCGGCTTCGGAATCGTGATTGAAGATGTCCTCCGCCTGATCTCCGTCATCATCCGCTGCATAATAATCGCTTGTCACGCCTGTGTCTATTTTACTGGAGCCACTCGAACTTCCACCGACCAGCGTTGAAACCGTCAATGCAATAATTGTGAAGATCAACATAATTCCAAATATAATAAGACCCATAAATAACTGTCCTCTTGCCCAGTTTTTGCGGATTGCGTCTTTTGGATTTTTTCCGATCAGCCAGATAATATACATAACGATATTTACAATTGGAATGTTCACCAATAAATAGGTCAGCATCCACTGTCCAACACTCATCTGTGGCACAAGCTCCTGCTGCTGATTTTCCATCCCGGACTGATACTGTGGCTGATTGTTATAGCCATATGTATTTTGCGTACCGCCGTAACTGTTTTGTGTACCTCCATAGTTGTTTTCACTGCCATATGAATTCTGGGTATCACCGTATGTAGTCTGGGTGTTTCCGTAAATGTTCTGGCTTGTGCCATATTCGTTCTGGTTATTTTCGTTCTGTTCGTTAAAATTTTCACTCATAACTCTTTTTCTCCTCCGTGTGTGTATTTGCTACCACTTTATTGTAGCAAATTGTGAAAGTATTTGCAACACGAAAGTTTTTAATATCAAATTCTTAAAATTTTTGTCCAACTTTTTTAATTTATTTTCCAATAACCCTTTCTGTCTGAACCCACACGCTCTATCACTGATTTTTCTTTCAAAGATTTTAAACGCATTGCCACTGTTTTTCTGCTGATTTTTAATTTTTCCGCCAACTGTGGCATAGTATAACCCGCATTTTCTAATAATAATGCGAGAATCTCCTGCTCTTTTTCAGTCACCCTATCAGTTACCCTATCAGTCACCCTTTCAGTTACCTTGTAAAATTCACCTGGTCCAACCTGCAAACTCGCAACAGATTCCATTGGAATCACAATTTCAAAAATATTATCCTCCAAAAACACAGGTGTTCCACCCGAATATAATTTTGTATACTTATTGGTATTCCTCATACCAGAGCCGAGTTCATCCGCATAACCAATTTCACGAAATACTTTTGAAATTGGTGGATTTTTCGGAAAAGGTTCAAACTGATTCAGTTTCAATTCACCATGTCCGTGAGGCAAATTGCTGTTTTTAGTAAAAATTCTGTTACTTTCAATCACAAATTGTGCAGTGTAGGCATTGGAATAATCGCGATGTGCTAATATATTAGAAATGATTTCCCTCAATATTTTATCTCTGGCACTGACACTCTGGTCACCATCCAGCACAAAAGAATCATTCAAATGCTTTTTTCCAAAATCCATTAATCTGCGATAACTATCTATTAAATTTGTAATAATAACCTCTCTGTCATCATAACGATCCATATTTTTCACACGATAAATAGCATCTGTCTTATACTGTGGTAATACAGACATAATGGTCTGATCTTTACCAAACAACAAAATTGCCGCAAGCGTAATTCCCTCCTGACCGGTATCTGGATCTGCTAAAATAAGTCCTGTGCTTCTCAGAATTTCTTCTTCATTCATATTTGACCATGGGTGATTATCCACCCTTGAAACCGCCATCTTTTTTGCTCTTTGAATCACATCAAAATCAAGGAAATCCAATCCAAGCTTCGGATAAACCTTATTCACAAAATAAGTGCTCTGCTTCCTTGCATACATTTTGTATACCAATTCCGCATTGTCTGTAATATCAATATCCCCTTCATGTGTCCTGTCCCATATACGACCATTCAATCGTCTAAGCTGTGTTCCCTCTGGCACCCAGATATAAATGACTGTCTTTCCATTTATATCAAATATCTGTGGTGTAAGATAAAGCGGTGGATTTATTTTATTAGCATTATTAACGGACGTTGTAAAATCCTTAAGCATTTTATCTGTCTTTTGGGGATTTACACCCCGAATTTCTTTTGTTTGGTCAACTACGCCAAGAATAATATGCCCTCCATTACGATTATTAAAAGAACATACCGATTGATACACATCTTTTGTCAAATCATTCTCAGACAATTTAAATTCAACATTTATCTTTTCGCCGGATTCAATTATCTTTTTCAGCTCATTTACATTCATACCCACACCTGCCTTCAGACTATTATTTCCTTCTATTTTTTCTATATACCCCATTTAATTATATCATATAAAAGAGGTCTCCGGGTTTTCCCGGAGACCTGCCAAATCTTTATATTATTCGACCTTTTAGAACTTACCAGCCTTGTGAGCTTCCTCAACACTTACAGCTACAGCGACAGTAGCACCTACCATTGGGTTATTTCCCATACCAAATCCTTTTGTGCTAAATTTGATTTTTTGTGCTATTTCATGTCTATAAATGCCTAAAAACTAAGAGTTAACATTAAATGGTGTGTGTTGTTTTGTGTTATTTTATGTTACTCAATATCTAACATTGTTTTTAGCAAATGTGGACGTAATGTGGACTTGATAAGTGTGTTAACTAAATATTATTAGAAATTTTACAATAAATATTAAAGCTATGGGTTCCTATTTACTTTTCTATGTGCAAACTAATTAAAAAGTTACAAATTGTTACAACGTTTATAATAGCATTTATATTTTAACTATGCAATACTATTTAGTTCGGAAATATTATTGAGGTCAGTCAAATCCATACCATCATATTTTTCAAGAAACAATTCTAATGTTTGTTTTCTTACTTTTAGACTTCCAAGTTTCATAGCTGGAAGCAAACCTTTTTTAATGAGGTCATATACAATATGTACGTTTACTCCTAATGTAGAAGATACTTCTTTAACTGTATATAGCATTTTATCTTCTTTCATATTTACGCCTTTCCTGTAGAACCAAATCCGCCTCTACTTACATCATCTAAGTACTTAACTTCTTCAAATTCAATTTCTGGCTGAATCTTATTAATGCGGAACTGACAGATTCTATCATTTTTATTAATTACTGTATCTTCCATAGCAATTACTGGATAAAGCCACTGATCATTATCTCCACTATATGAATTGTCAATTACCGCAAAAGAATTTGTCTGCAATACCTTGAAATTCTTATACGTGCTACTTCTTGGCACAATATTTGCCTCATATCCGTCTGGCAGTTTCATCCCTACTCCAAGAGGAATCAAATGAAACTCGCCTTTCTTTAGATGTACTGTTTCGGCAGAACGAAGATCAATTAAATCTCCTTTACTGATTTTTTCTACTTTGTCAATTTCGTTATCGAAATATTTGATTTTAATTGTTTCCATATTACAAATTCTCCTTTAAATAATTAATATAATTGTTCCATTCTCCAATCGAATATATATACTCTTTGCCTTTTAGCCCTTTCAGTTTCATATCTGCTTTTATATTCTCTATTGGATTCTTTTTTGTTGCCAATGATTTAATGAAATTATTGGTGCTATGTGTTATAGCTAAAATGCGTTCTTGTGGAATTTTAGAAACGATTTCTTTGTATAGGTTCAAGTCTTCGTCTGGTATCTTAAACTCCTTATTTCGTGGCAAATTCTTGCTACTGAACGGACTGATATTTGAACCACTTGTCTTTGGTTTGAGTAATGGAATTATCTTGTCAGAATCGACATATTTGAATTTGAATAAGATTTCTGAATCTGTTTCTTCAATATCAAATATAATAGACGTGTCAATTTCATTGATGGTTTTAATGATATTGTGTCCTCTGCCAAGTGAAGGAATATAAGCTTGAAGAATTGATGAACCATAATAGAAAATTTTTGTATTATTTAAACAATCTATATAAACATCTACATCTTCTAAATTGCCATTAAGTTTTCTTGTAAAATCATTTGTTGTTAAATCATAAGGAACTTTTAATCTGTATTTTCCTTTGAATTTATCAATTAAATATGACGTTTTTATCACTTCCTTTCTGGATTAGATATTAATCGCAATATAAAACTATTTTGTTTTGAGCGAGAGATTGTTTTACATCAATAACATGTTGGTTTTTACTGCCACGATAAGCAAGTGTGAGATCTTTCTGCTCATCTATATATTCTCCGTCTACAAGCACATCTACATTGGAAATTATCTCTCTTCTCTTTTCCCACGCTTCAATGTCTTTTTTATCTAAAACAACACAATCAGCTTGTAATCCTGCAAAAGAACACATAATGTCATTCCAACAAAAGCCAGTATATAACCAAATGGTTTTCTCAGGAAAAGAAATACGGATTTCTTTAATTAGAGACAAGACTTCATCGAGGTTCTGTTCAGCTAAACATTCTCCACCAAGAAACGAGACACGTTTGATATACGGTCTATCAATGAGTTCCATAAATTTATTTTTTGTTTCTTCTGTCCACTCTTTCCCACCATTAAAATCCCATGTTTCAGAATTGAAGCAGTTTTTACAGTGAAATGGACATCCTTGGACGAAGAGGGAGACTCCAACTCCCTCCCCATTAGAAATATCCATAGATCTAATCTGTGCGTATCTCATTATAAATCCTCCGCAATATCTGTCATATGAACATATCTCTCCTTAATTTCCTGAGTACGTCCTTTTCCCCAGTAATTAGTGCCAATATATCCACAAGTTCTTCTTGCGACATTCATTTTATCTTTGTTCCTATTGTGACAATTTGGACATTCCCAAATAAGTTCGCCACCTTCATCAATAATTTTAATTTCACCGTCATAACCACAAATCTGACAGTAATCAGACTTTGTATTTTCTTCTGCATACATGATATGGTCGTAGATGAATTTATTCATTTCTAAAATAGCGTCTACATTATTTACTAATCCATCTGTCTCAACATAAGATATCGCACCTCCAAGCGATAACGCCTGAAATTCCGATTCTTTAGCAAGTTTATCAAATGCATTAATTGGTTCTTTTACAAATGTATGATAACTGTTTGTGATATAGTTTCTATCTGTAATACCTTTAATAATTCCAAAGCGTTTCTGTAAACACTTCGCAAATTTGTACGTTGTGTTTTCGATTGGAGATCCGTAAATTGAAAATCCAATATAATGCTCTTTATTCCACTGGTCACACTTATCGTTCATAAACTGCATTACTTTAATACCAAAATCATGACCTTCCTGTGAATCAATATGTGATTTACCAGTCATATATTTTACACATTCATATAAACCTGCATATCCAAGTGAAATACTTGCATATCCATTATGAAGTAATCTATCAATCTTCTCACCCTTTTCAAGTCTCGCAAATGCTCCATACTGCCACAATAAAGGTGCGACATCAGACAACGTTCCTTCTAATCGTTTATGTCTGCAAAGTAATGCTTTATGGCATAATTCTGTTCTCTGTTCCATTAAATCCCAAAACTTTTCATAATCTCCTTCAGATGACAATGCTACATCTACAAGATTTAATGTGACAACGCCCTGGTTTAGTCTTCCATAAAATTTATAATTACCATTTTCGTCTTTATAAGGTGAAAGGAAACTACGGCAGCCCATGCACGGGAAACAGTTGCCTTCTTTATATTTCTTCATAATCTTCTCTGAAATATAATCAGGGTTCATTCTCTTTGCAGTACACTTAGCTGCAAGTTTTGTTAAATACCAATAAGGGGAATTTTCATGAATATTATCTTCTTCTAAGACATAGAGAAGCTTTGGAAATGCCTGTGTGACATATACGCCAACTTCATTTTTAAGACCAAGTAATCTCTGATTAAGAAACTCTTCAATAATCATTGCAAGTTCTTTCTTATATTCTGTAGTCTCTCCAAGATACATGAATACACTCAAAAAAGGAGACTGTCCATTTGAGTTAGACATAGAATTGCACTGATAGTTAAACGTCTGAACACCATCTGCTACTTCTTTTTTGGTATCAGATTCTGCATATCTCTTACAATCTTCATCAGAAAATCCCAATGACTTATATTTCTCATAGTATTTGTTGTAACTATCTCTTACAAATGGTGCTAAATGTGTAAGAGTAATTGTAGCCCCTCCATACTGAAGTGACGTAACACCAAGAATAATCTGAGTGGCGATTGTACAAGCAGTAATAAATCTATGTGGTTTTTCAATCATTACCTTGTTAATACAAGTACCATTCTGTAACATATCTTCGAGATTAATAAGTGAGCAGTTACTCATCGCATTCATACCAAAATAATCAATATCATGGAAATGAATAATTCCTTCATCGTGTGCTTGCACAACTTCTGGTGGAAGTAAAAATCTACGAGAAATATCTTTGCTAACAATTCCTGCCATATAATCACGCTGAGTATTTAATACTTTTGAGTTTTTATTGGAGTTTTCAGTATTCCAATATTCGCTTTCACCATCTAACAGTTCATCAATCTCGGAATCTGTTGTATTCTCATTCTCTCTTTGGAATTCACGAATACTTCTATATCCTTCATATGCTTTTGCAGTAAGTCTCTGTTTTTTGGTGATTAATTTGTCATAAACCATTGATTCAATATCAGATACACTTACTTCGTCTTTATCCTTACACTCTTCTTCAATTTCGTCTGCAATATCTTCTGCAATCTTTGGTTTTACAATACCTGAGCCATTTTTCATTGCTTTAAGAATTGCAGTTGAGATCTTAGACTTATCAAAATCAGCTTCTGAACAATCTCTTTGAATTACTTTTACTTTTGTCAATATGTATATCCTCCTATCTGTTTCTCATAATTCCATCCAAATTATAGTGGCTTAGAAATTCATCTAATTCATCAGAAGTCTCAGGATTACCAGCTAAAAACGTTTCTACATCTTTGCCGATAGTTGGATTATTATTCCATACTGTCACAATGTCACTCAACACATCGTACATACTTCTAAATTCGTCATCATTGTCTGGTTTTCTTGTTTCAACACCAAGTGAATTGATATACTCTTCTGCTTTTAATAAATCGTTTGTCATTGTTGTTTTTACTTCATATTCTGCTTTACTAACGTTCATTTTATCTCCTTTCCTGATTCCACAAGAAATCAACCTTTCAATACCAAATTTTAGTCGTTTTCGCCATTATTTTTGGAACTTATTGCGCATAACGCAGCACATACGACTCCTCCGCAACTGCCCACAAACAATCCACAAACAAATGCAATTGCAATATTAATCATAATTTTCCACCTCGATTTCTTTAATTTTAATTTTTAATACTTCCAAATTTTTATACTTTTTTGAATGATACTTTGTATGATCTTTCACAATCATACGTGTTTGTTCATCACAAATAAGTTCTATCAGCATCTTTTTATCTTCTTTTGTGAGACGAACACTCTCATCTTCGCAGTCTTGATGATATACTGGTTCTTTTCTCAAAATATTTTACCTCAAATTTCCTTTCATCTTTTTACATACAATAGTTTTATGTGCTACACAATCATCATAATTAGCATGTGTTTTTACTGTTTTTACTTTTTCAGCCATACATTCGTCCTCTCCAACACAAATTGTTATCAAACTATCTGGTTCAGCAAGAAGTGTTTTTGCTAATTCGTGCGATGTTCTGATTCCATTAAAAATTCCATCCACCTTCTTTCTTATTTATTCTTTATCTCATATAAAAATATTTTATGTATTCGCAAATATCAATTACACATGAATCTGCTCTAGTAATGCAACATTTTAACCAAGGATGAATTGTCCTATAATCGCCATTTTCATCATATGCAATAACAGGAATATCATTTTTCCATGCTTCGTACACCTCTATAATAGATCCTATACTACTACTAAGACCATTTGTATTTACAATGACAATGTCGCTGTTTTTTACTAAAGACAAATCAAATTTCATAATTTCTTGTTCACTTTGGTATCGCTGCTCATTAAAATTAAAATAGTCACAAGGAGACACAACATTTGTTTTATAATTAGCCATGTCAGAATATTTTTCTAATTCAGATTTAAGCAAATTTCTCCACTTTTTCATCTCCGAATCAGATAAGCCGCCCATCTTACCGGCTAAATAAATTGTCAAACCATTTCTTCCCATTCTTCTAAAACCTTTCTATATTGATTAATCACATTATCAACAACTTCGTTAATATTTGCACCATCGTTGTTGTACACTATCTTATTCGCCAAAAGATCTGCATATTTGAAATCTTTTGCGTCCCTCTTAATACGATCTTCTGCTTTATCCTTATTATCATTGCGCTTAGAAAGCCTTTTTCTGATAGTATCAATGTTTGAATACAAATAGATGACAACTGGTTTAATGCTGTCATATTTTAAAATATCTCTAACCCCATCTGGCGTAAGAATAATCACAGACTTTTCATCCGCATCTTTAATATCCTCTTTTGCTGTCCCATAATACCAAACACTTTCACCAACTCTATATTTCTCCCATTCAACAAAAAAATCTTCGTCAATCTTTTTCAAGAACTCTTCATTTGAAATATAGTGATATGTAACATCAGAAATTTCACCTTTTCTCATCGGTCTAGTTGTATAAGTTATGATACTATGAAAACCGTGTTTCATCGTCAAAATATCACGAATTGTGGTCTTTCCAGACGCAGATTTGCCAATTAATATCAAGCACATTAATTTATTTTGCTCCTTATTTCAAATATTTTTTATAAAAATGACGATCAATATCATTATTGCCTTCATTAACAAAACCTTCGATCTTGCCATCGCTAATTATTGGTCTATTACCTCTATAACAATAATCCTCAACACAATCTAAAATTGTAATATTATTCATAGTGATTGAATAATAATCCATGACTATTCCTCCGTTTTCACCTCATATTTCTTACAAATGTCATTAAAATTAATCAAATCTTCTTTACATGTCGGATTATCAATAATAGCTTTGACATCATGACAGGATAATGACATAACCCCCATAAGTGACTTTGCATCTACACAATGTCTTCCATAACTCACATCTACATCACATGCTACCATCTTTGAAATCTCTGATACAAAGTGGCTTGCATCTGTAATACTGTTTAAATTCAAAACAAATTCTACTTTCATATTTTTATTCTCCTCTTAAATCTGATTCTGTTGCCAATTTTGCGTATTTCCAACTACAAGATACATTTGTTGTCCACGATGTCATACCAGTTTCGAATGCATATATTTCTCCATTCTTATATTTGCAAAAATGCCTTCTTTCCATATTTTCAAAATCTTGATTATCCGAAACAAGGATTGGAGTATCAACAGCCACTTTTGACCAATCTACGGTATAGTCAACGTATTCACTATTTAGCCACCATTTTCGATTTTCACATTTTTCATGTTCTCTATCGTAAAATAAACAATCTTCACATCCTTGTAAATCATCACATGCGACTGGTTTATGAGTATTTTTTTCTACAGCCAAAACTTCGCCATTACCTATGATATCTAATATTTCATTCACATATTTTTCTCTATTTGTCATAAAATCCTCCTCCTTATCTATAAAAGCTATGACCAACATTGTCTGTAAAAATATATTCTCTATTCCTATCAGCCCAAGAATTACCTCGTGTTGAATCAAACCATAACGCTCCGTTTGTTGTATCTGGGAATTGAAAAGCATATTCACAAGCCAATATTGTTGTTTCTGTAACAGTGACATTCTTATAATCACCACTTATGTAACTTGAAAACTGTGGTCTTTCCGTTAGAATTTCAATTAAATTCATCGGAAAATCTTCATGATCGATTCTATTAAAAATTACACTTGCCACATTTACTTTCTCATCAAAGTTATCTTCACCACGGACTTCTGTTTCTACAATATGGAATAGTAAATCCAACTCAGATCCATCAAAATAATCATAAATTGTTTCATCTTTATCTATCCATTCTGAATATTCATCTTGGATTTCTTTGTATTTTTTAAACCATTCCATTGTATCTTCGCACTCCAATGCATTGATTCTTTGCTGCGCTTCAAAGATTTTTTCTGAAACAATATCTATTTCATTTTGCTGAATATCATTACCTGTTGAAACAATGCTGTTGGCATTTTGTTCAATACTGATTTTTGTTTCCATTATCTGTTCTGTATTGACAGTTAGAAGCGTTTCTGTCTGTTTATTTGGTTCTAAATTATTATTTGCCCCTAATGGGGCGACACATAAAATAGAACCAAAACATAAGACAATAAATGTCTGTATGACTCTTCTTTTCATATGTTCTCCTTATTAAATTGTGTTGTATATGGATTTTGTTACATAGATATATTCTCTGTTTAAAAACAAAGACTAATGAATCATTGCTAAGAATTGATCTTCTGATATGATTGGAATACCTAAAGATTTTGCTTTCTGATTCTTACTTGATGTAGAATTTATGTCATTGTTAATAAGATAAGATGTTTTAGAACTTACTGAACCTACAACTGTTCCACCATAAGCAACTATATCAGCTTTTAATTCATCACGATTTTTATAATGATTAACTGAACCAGTTACAACGAATGTCTTGCCATCTAATATATTTGAAGTTTCGTTTGATACAGATTTAGATTTTTCAAAAGTAAATTCCTTTGACAATTCATATACCCATAATGAATTTTCATACCACCATTTCGCCATTGAATTCATCGTAACAACACCAAATCCATCAATGGTTAATAACTTTTCTGGTGAGGATTTCATTAAACCAATAAGATTATCAAAATTATCTTCACATAACTTACTAATATCTTTGCTTGCTGATTTTCCAATCAACGGAATAGATAAGCTATAGACAAATCTTTCTAAAGATGTGTTGCGAGATTTATTTATAGACGATAAAAGTTTTTCAACTGACTTCTTACCAAAACCTTCAATGGATTTCATTTCATTTTCGTGGTCTGATAAATGATAAATATCCTTAATGGAATTCAACCATCCAAGATTAATGAATTTATCTATTGTAGATTCTGAAAGATTTTCAATGTTAAGTGCGTTCTTACTAGCCGCATGTGTAAGTTTGCCAAGAAGCTTACCATTACAATTATCATTAGTACATACAAGTACTTCTGAGTTATTGTCTTTTACTATCTTAGTAGGCTGACCACATATAGGGCATTTATCAGGAATGAGTTTTTCTTCTTTATCAATAGGTTCTACACTATCAATTTGAGGAATTATCATATTTGATTTATACACATATACCGTTTGTCCACTTGTTTTTATTCCAAGATCTTTCATTACTGAAATGTTATGGAGACTTGCTCTTTCTACAATCGATCCATCAATTTCTACAGGTTCGAATACGGCAGTTGGTGTCAAAGTTCCAAATTTTCCCATTGTCCAATCTACATATTTTAATGTTGTTGGATATGTATCATCTTGCCATTTAAGTGCCATACGACAATTCTCATGATGCGAAGTCGCTCCAAGTGATTTAGATAATTCTGTATTATCAAGCTCAAAAATTAATCCGTCAACAGGATATTTACAAAATTCAGGTTGCATTGCTTCAACACAATCTTCTACGCCAGTTTCTATACTTTTTGGCTTACATCTCTGAACTGTTTCAAATCCCATTTTATCAAGTGCTTCAAGTCCTTCTAATTTATGAGTAAATGTTGGAGACACCAATTCAAAAACAATAAATGCCAAATTTCTATCTCTTACAATGCTCAAATCAAGTGTTCTTAAAGTACCACCTGCTAACCCTCTTGGATGCTTGAATGGTTCAAGTACTTCTTTGTTTATTCTGTTGAACTCGTCATAAGAAATGACGCATTCTCCTCTAAGTTCTAATGGATGGTTACATGGAATTTTCATAGGAAGATTTTTAATAAATCTACATTGCTCTGTTACATCTTCACCTATAATTCCATCTGTCCCACGAGTAATACCTTGAATAAATTCACCGTTCTCGTTGTATCGAACTACCAATGTTAATCCATCCATCTTATATGAACAATACCAATCATAATCTTTTAAGAATGATTTGATCTCATTAGGATTTTTTGTTTTCTTAGCACTAAGCATAGGTTTTGTATGTTTTACTTTTTTAAGTTCATCAAGCACATATCCTTGTACATAATGAGTCGGTGAATCAGATAATACAATACCAGATTCATTCTCCAATTTTTCCAGTTCATCATATAATTCATCATACTGTTTGTCTGTCATTATTTGATTGTCATATTTATAATAAGCTATTGATGCTTTATGTAACTGATTTGTAAGTTCTTTTACTCTAGCTACAATATTATTCTTATCCATTTGTTTCCTCCTCTCTACAATATTCTCTTAAATATGTAAGCATTTCTGATTCTTCTGGGAAGAACGGATCTAGTTTCTTATCATTTTGTAACCATCCTAAAAAGTTCATCCAAAACTGACCTGCTCTCCAATCAGGAAAGTATGTCATATGCAATCGTTTTACTTCATTATAAAAACCATATAATCTATTCGGATTTCTAATATTAATCACCTCCTATGAAATGAACATTTCTTTCGATTTTTTGTCCTCTAAAACCCTTATAAATCAAGGGTTTTCAGACTTCCCATCATACATAATCAGCTCTTCTGCGTATGGAAGTGATTCTACCCATTTGATAAATGATTCTGACCACTCTGTAAGCTTATGATTTTTACGCTGAAAGTACATATTACGAATATTTTCATAATTCATTGTAATTGTTCGCTTCTGTAACCAGCTCTCAGGAAGCCAACGCACAAGCTCTTTCCAGTATCTCTTATCTTTCGTCTCAAGATACTTCTGACGAATATTTTCTAATACATAAATAATATCCTCTTCAAATGTTGAAATATTATCCAATCCGTCATCATCCTTTGGATTATCAGCAAGAGATAAATTCCTGTCATAATCATCAATCTCAAAACAATCTAATGTAATTGGTGTTGTAGCAAGCTTGTGCATTGTACTCGTTGAGTTCGCAACCGTTCCTACTTTATAAGTATCAAATTCTTTCCACCAATAAAGAGGTGCTGTAATATCAACCGATACAAAAATCTGTCGCATAAATTTTCTATGCTCATTCCCTGCTTTAATAAGAGTCTGTGCGAGTTTCATATCGTTTGCTCCAATAATGTAATTATTTTTATAATTGATGCAGCCCTCATCGTTTGTATTACATTTTTCGCAAACTATATCATTATCACATCCATAATGACTATCATTCTTATGCCAAGAATTCTTCGGATTTCTCATCCCACGGAGACTGTGCTCAAATCCCCATACCTCTGTATTTTCAAATTTCAAATCTTAATCCTCCTATTTTTTAAATCCCAATGAAAGTCCAATTTACTTTGAATTTTTATCTTCATTTTCGCCTAATTTATCGAGTAGTCTGTGTGTCATACTACATAATCCATCAATAAAACTAGAATATTTGAAACTTTCATTGTCTTCTGAATATTCTGTTGATTCATAAACACAATCAAAAAACTCTTCGTACAACATTTCTTTACTAATAGATTTACTCATTTTATTCTGCTCCTTTTTATTTCTTTTAACGACCAAACATAATCAACAAAACTGTTCCAGTTCATCATTATTTGGTCATAAACATCAATTTTAATATCATCTGCTCGTCCAGTCCAAGGTGATAAAATTATTTCATATTCACACTTAGACCACATATAATACATAAGATATTTTTTTAAACCATCTTCAAATTCATCTCTTGACAAATTATCTTTTAATAATTTTTTCACTTTTTCTGTGAAACTTCCATGATTGAATATGTTCCATCTAATAATCTTCTGTGCATTTGAGTCATGATAATAAACGTACCACTCGATATCAATCACCTCCCGATTATTTATTCTCTTTTTCTTGTGTTAACAGAATCAATAACCTCTCTTTTAATTTATTTTCTAATTCATCTAATTCCGACTCACTCACAATTATATTTGTCAATCCAAGACTTTTCCATGCATATTCGCCAGACGATTCAAACATGTGAAAATAACATTGAACAAATTCTCCTAATTCATCATTTTCGCTATATTTTACACTGTACTTATTTGCTTTTTCATGTGTAATTTCATAATTATAAAATTGCTTTATCATTGAAATCAATGTGAGTTTTAGTCGCAAATTCTCTTTTTCTAATTCATTCATTTATGTATACTCCCTTCTATCAACTACATGCTTATGACCTTTAGGACAAACACTATATGAAATATCAACATATCCATCTACATAATCATTACCCCCTGAATTAATCGGATCTTCATACACGCAAATCTTTGTAGGAATAGTTTCTTTTTCTGAAAAGAAAGATTTTGTAAGATAATAGTCCTTACACTTCTCACAATATGTAAGCTTACCATTAATGATATCTTTCGCTGTTTTGATATCATCTTCATATTGCTTTAAAGCTTCTAATTTTTCGTCATTTGTTATTTCTGAAATTAAAATATTCTCAATATCTTTTAACATTTTTACCTCAAAAATTTCTAAAGAAAGTTTAGTTTACTGTGATTCTACCAATTAAAGTATTGTCTATTTCTACATACTGGACATTTGATATTGTAACTACCAAGACCATCATGCATTACACCCATTTGATCAGTTACATCGCATTCGCTTTTCTCAAACTCAAATATCGAGCCGCATTTATCGCAGGTTAATCTTTTAGTTGGTGTTATTGGTTGGTGTCGCTCTATAATATTCATGCCTTATCCTCCTCTAATATTCATTATCCCATCTGATGTTACTACCACATTTACATTTAGACTGTTGCATTTGTATCATGTTTTTACATTTAGGACATCTTGCCAATACCCCTATGCCACCTAAAAATGGTCTTGTTTCTATAATTGGTTTATACCTTAAATGCCTATTCCTATTCATTATTCTCTCAACCTTTCACATGAAATAATGGATTCTTATTATTTAAAATTTATGTTTCAAGCAAACTGAAACTATACAACGAAACAGATTCAATATCATCAATTGTTTTCTTCAGTTCTTCTAAGATTAATATTTCTACAGAATTAAGTGATTGCATAGCAATTTTTTGTTTTAATGTCAACACCATTCTACCTGTACCAGAATCCCTATATTCTCTTCCAAAGTCAACAATTGGTTTTTTCACAAAACTGTAACTTACCAAATAGTTATATGATAATTTTGATTCATCTATTTCAATATCGTGATTGCTACACCAAAATCTTAAGTTATCAAACATTTTGACCTCCTTTCATCTTCCAAAGAAACTGTCGATTCTTGCTACTGTATTATTCTCTGTTCTTTACAAAACTTCATCGACAATTCCATATTTGACTGCTTTATCAGAATGAATATAGAAATCTTTCTTCTTTTCACGAATCTCCTTAATATCATCTTTTGTGAGATTGGTTCTGTCGATTACATATTCTTCAATCTTTTTATTCAGCCAGTCCATTTCTTCTCTGTCTTCTACCAAATCCTGATATTTACCACTTCTCCAAAAACTTATCTGATGATACATAAATGTTGAATGTTTATAGCAAAATCTTTTATGCCCTGCTAAGAAAATCTTAAAAGCTGCACTCATTGCAGATCCTGTACAATATGTATAGATTGGAGTTTTGCTATTGAGAATAATATCAATTAATCCCCACATATCATAAGCAGATCCACCATGCGAATTGATATATAACTTAATTGGCTCACGTTTATAATCTTTCTCCTTCTCATCTTTCTCATCATCTTCTTGAATCTGTTGTAAAATGCTCCATGTTAATTTACCAATAGATTCGTTGTCTACATCATCAGATAAAAATAATGTCTTTTTGTCTGTATTTGCATATGAATTGTCTTTTGAACTCATAAATCCTCCTATTTTGTTATTTTTATTGTTTCAATGCACAACATATAGTATGTTTTTATGTTGTATATATACTATATATTGTATCGAAAAGAAATCCGTCTTTCCTTGGCTTTTTAAGTTTCTGAAACGCCCAATCTATGAGCATTCCAGAAATCCTCTACTGTATTATTTTCTCTACAGTTGAGCTAATAAACTCTTAATTGGTTCTCTACTCATATTTTCTTTTGCCCATGATATGTAACTTGGATCTGACTGAGCAACATCAACAAGCTTCTCGCCACTATGCTTTCCAAAGTTCAGAACATAATCCTCTAACTTAACGGTTTCTTTCTTTGGTACTTCAAACCCATCAAACAGAACTTCTATATCTTTGCGACTTGCAAGGTAGTCTGCTAAATGTAAAATTGTCTGATATTTGTTTTTAGGCAATGGCAATACCGTTGAACTTCTTTTATCAGTATTCCATGCACCCATATGGCTCTCAATTGTAGTTGCAATCATTTCGATTTCTTCATCAGAAAGTTCATTGCCTTTTAACTCACGAATAACATTAGCTGCCAAAAGAGGATGATCGAACTTTGTATATTTATTTTTTGTGAAGTCATCATCATTTCCGCTTTTTCGTGAATCATGCATCATTCCTGCAACTCTCATTAAATCTTTCTCTCTTTGAGTAAAATTTTTACCAAAGCAATCAACAGCAAAAATATGATTTAAGAATCTTACCAAAGCACATGTATGTCTTGCCAATCCTAAATCACCAAGGGCATATTGAGGATGGTATTTTCCTGTACTTGACGCTCCAACATTCCAAAAATAATCTGGAATTGTTTTAATACATCTTTCTGCAAATTTTCTAATATCTTCTGACTCAATTGTGTTTAAAATCGAATCAAAAATGCTTGACTTACTATTCATATATTCTCCTATTCTGCTTTCATAAATATCTGAAGCATTGTTTTCCTATCGAAATTTTCCTTCTTTTTAAGTGCATTATTTACTGTACGAATTTCTCCAAGGTGATAACATTTTTCTTTTGCTCTACTCTCTCCTACATATAACAAATTGGAATTCAACATGAATGTGTGTGCTTTAGGTGTAATTAAAACAACCACCTTGAACTGACCACCCTGAGATTTGTGTGTACTGATGGCATAAGCCAATCGAATATTTTTCATAGAACTTTTTGGGATATAGATAAGTGTTCCATCATAATCAACAACCATTGCATCTTTTAAAATTTTTATAACTCTACCAGATTCACCATTGGCAATGAATGTTGTATTTTTATCATCAATGTATTCCTCATTGTAAATAATTGCTTTGTAATCATTAGCATAGTTCATTACAATGTCATTCAATCTGAATTCTGTATCTCCAAATGTGATTTTCGCCTTTGGATTAGAATTAACTGCATTTTGTATCTTCTTATTTAATGCTACTGTTCCATAATCACCTACGTTATAGCAAGACAATACTGCAATATCATCAACAGAATATCCTTTTGATAATAATGTCTGATAAAGTTTTACAGTATATTCAACAAGTTTATCTTGAAGAATCGGCATAAATATATATGACTGATCTTCGCCAAACACTTGCATACCTGTTTTGGTCTTATCTAAATATTCAGTACCAGTTCGTGTATCTGTCGCAACCGTAGATAAACCACCTTTACCATAACGGAATACCTTATCAAGTGTGATAGTAGGAATATTCTCGCATTTCAACAAATCATAAAGTACATTACCAGCACCAACAGAAGGAATCTGTGCATCATCACCAATAAGGAGTAATTTTGTTTTCTCAAAATCTATAGCTTCAAGCAATTTTCTAAATAAGAAAATATCTACCATTGAAAACTCATCCACAATTACTACATCGTACGGCAATTTATTCTCTTCATTAAATCCCCAATCAGCAGGTGGCATATACATAAGACCTCTATGAATTGTCATAGCAGTTTCATTTGTAAAACCTGACAGTACCTTTGCAGCTCTACCAGTTGGTGCTAAAAGTAAATGCCTTTTGTTATAAGCATTTAACATATTTACAAATGCCTGTGTGCTTGAAGATTTACCACTACCACCATATCCAACAAGAAGAACAATGTTATTTTCACACATATATTGTGATGTTTTACACTGATTATCAGTTAGTTTAAAACCATCAAGTTCCTGAAATTTTGAACAATCACACTCCCATTTTGTATGTATCTGCAATCCTTCTTTTATTCTCTCTGCTATATATTTCTCTGTTTCATATGTTTCTTTCTTACATACACTTAATAATTCTCTATCGAATATTACATCATTATCACCTTTAAGAATAAGCGGCAAGTTGCTTTTTGCTTCTGGGACTAATACATCAAACTGTTTCTTCAAATCACCAACATGCATATATGTATTACCATTATTTTCATTCTCATCAAGTAGATAATCTACACAAGCTTTCGCTCTCTGATATGATGTTATAAGATCAAATCCAAAGAACAAAACTGGTTTTCCCCCATTCTTCTGACATTCTTTACTATCCTTATCCAATGTCAATAATAGAGAATCAGCAGTTTTAAAACCAATCCCTCCTAACCTACAAAGACACTGATATGGTTCTTCTCTAATAACTTCCTTGATTTTGTCAACAGAAGTATATTTGTCATACAGTTTTTTTACTGTTGAAAGATTAAATAATCCTCTGAATTCTTCTACAATTTCAGCTAATTTGAAATTCTCTATGACTTTATTCTTAATAACATTGAATGTATAATCTTTAATACCTTTCGTTTTTGATAAATCAATGTCATCTAATCTGTTATTCATTATTCTATCTACGATGTCGGGATATGCTTCTAATAACACATCTGTCTGATTTGGTGTAAGAATTTCATATAAGAAATTCCGTGTTGCAGCTAATGTAGTAGGTTTCTCTCTTTTAATATTAATTACATCGTATCCGACTCCATGAGAATCGGATACCTCCTTTGCTTTTACAATGTAATCTACTCCAAGATTGAGTTCTGAAATATTACCTTTAATAGTTGCTGTGCCATATTTTCCAATCTGTACATCGGGATATTCAAATGAATTGACAGAAACACCATATATTTTGAAGTCAGTAGAATTATATACAAGTCTTTCTGGTACACATTTAAATTCAATTATTTTATCCAACTTTACATCTCCTTCTAATATACATCCCACTTCTTTACTATTCTCTCTTTTTCATCCGTTTTAATCCAATCGCCGCCAACCTTCTTCATTTTATTTCTCTCACCAAATTCTTTTACATTGATGACATTACCTGCTATAAATGGGGATTCAATGAATGACTTTCCAGAAGTAATTTTTGTTTTAAGATACTCACCATCTCTCATGTTATAAAGCATAAGGTATGGTTTTGTTTTATCCTTATAGAACTTACACTCAAGAACATAATACATATCTTTTGGTGCTTTCGGATTTTTGTACATTATATTTCCAAGATACTCTTGCTCATATACAATCTGTTCTTTTATTGATAATGATTTATTCTCTAAACCGCTTATCATAAGTTTAACAAGTTTGTCCTTGTCAACATTGCTATACTGTTTAGGTGTCTCTTTCTCTGCGCATTTTCTTACATCTTCTTCTCTAATGTTCAGTGATGCAATTTTATCTTTTTTCAATGTCTTACATTTTCCTAACAAATTGTACATATCAATAATTGACAACAAATATTTATTCTTGCCAAACTCAGAAAAGAAATTTAGTGTCGTAAGAATATGTAATTGTCTATCATCCACAGATGTTTTTGAAATAATATCAGAAAGTAAATCGACAAAATTATCATAATGATTTTTAGACAATTCATATAATTCATCTGCAATCTGATCATTACAATATTTTATAGAAGAGATTCCTTGATAAATTGCATTTTCGTCTTTATCCATGAAATACTGTGCTTTAGATTTGCCAAATTTTATTCCTTTGATTTCTATTCCCTGCGATTTGATATATTCTTTGATGTTTGACATTTTTTCATTATTGTCTACATAAACATTCAACGCTGATGTTAATAGCTCAATCTTATGGTAATATCTTAACCATCCAATAAATAGACCTATCATACTATATGGAACGGAATGATTTCGTGAAAACAAATAATTAGATGCATCTTCGATTACTACCAAGAATGACTTTATAGCCTCTCTTGCTTCGGCTTCGGTCATTTCATACTTCTCTTGTGCAATTGCAATAAATCCTGGAATATATCTATCATCTTTATTACCGTGAATATCTACCATATATCCACCATTTTCAATGATAGGTATATCTGCTTCAGTACCTGTTTTTTTAGCAAAATGTCTACGGACAATATCTGCCTGCCCCATAGTAAAGCCACAGAAATCATGCAAGAAATCAATAATCTGTTCCTGATATACTAAATAACCAAGCGTAGGTTTCAAGAAATTATTAAGTGCTTCGTTGCCATTGTCTTTGTAAATACCATTGAATAACTGTTCTCTATAAGATTCACCTGCTGGTCTAATAGCACCACTAACCATAGCCATTACATCAAGATATGAGATATTATCATTCTGTGCTTTAATATTCTCCAAAGTTTCCTTACTAAGTGTTCTTTTTAATGAATCACTTGCAAAACCACTTTCAAACTGGAATATCAATGTAGTATCTTTTGCTATTGAGTTAATAACATTTTCATCTGAGAAATTAACTTTATCAGGTGTTAAATAATCTATACCTGCAAGTTTACAAGCACCATCAATTAATCCAACAGCATTTAATCCTAACAAATCTAACTTTACATAATTTAAAGAATCAATTTCGTGCATATCTATTTGGCTTACAGGACGTGGATCTGATGTAATAGACAATGTTCCAAAATCATATCTTATATCTGTAGGACTACAAACAATTCCTGCTGCATGTCTGCCAAGTGATGTAATTGTTCCAATTACCATATCAATATATTTAAACATTTCTGAATATTGTTCTCTGATTTCTTCTGGCATATAATCCTTGCCTTTATCATCAGTTTCTACCATATTTGATAATTCCTGAGTTTGATCAGGAGTCATCCCATATGCTCTACCAACATCTTTTATCGCTGCTTTTAACTGAATTGTATTAAAAGTAATAATGTTGCAACAATACAAACCTTCCTTATTAAATAGATACTCACGCACTTTATATCTATCTTCTGCGTAAATATCAGTATCTACATCAGCCAATGACATTCTTTCAGGATTCATAAATCGTGAGAAGTTAAGCTTATATTTAACTGAATCAACATCAGTACATTTAATCAAATATGCAATCTCACTACCAGATACAGAACCTCTTGAACATCCATAGTGCATATTATTTTTCAGCAGCCAATTCTTGTAATCTGAATCGAGTAACATAAAATCAATAGCGTCATTATGTTTATATGTTTCTAACTCTTCCTGTATCCTTGGAATATACTCTGTTTTATAATTTGGGAGTTTGCTTATTCCACGTTCTTTTACACCTTGAACTATTCGTGCCTTAAATTCTTTCTCAGCATCAGGATATAATCTTGGATATTTATTACTATAATCTAATTCATATGATTCAATATTATCTGCGAATCTATTTGTTTCTTCGATTGCATCAAGATAAATTGATTTTGGTAATGCATTCTGTAATTCAAAGGCAGTAACCATATCATCATAAGATTTCCATGATAAATCACACGCATCTTCGTCATGGAAATTAACATTTTTTGATTTCTGCATTACTGCTCTACCCATCATATGATCCTTATCAATAGCATGTACATCGCTTGTAGCAATAAGCTTCATTCCATATTTCTGAGCAATTCTATACAAATACTGATTGTAATAAATCTGAACGTCAAAATTATGTGGTTGTATTTCCAACCAACATCTATGCTTATTTTTAATAAGGAATTTCAGAAATCTTTCTTGTACTTCTTTCGTTCCTTTACATAACATGCCTGCAACACAAGCTGTTAATACTAAAATATTATCTGATGTATTCTCAAGTTCCTCTAAGGTAATTCGTGGATTATAATAAAAATGACCATCATTACGATTAAATGAATCAGAAGAAAGTTTGTTAAGTTCTAATACCCCATCATAATTCTTTGCGTATAAGCAACAATGATAATTGTCTCTTTGCAGATTATCCATATCAATTTTTTCTGTTACATAGAATTCTTCTGCATTAATATATTTCAACCCAGCCTTTTCACATGCCTGTCTTTTTGCAACATTATGAAGGACTGCGCCATGCTCTGTAAAAGCAATGGCTTTCATTCCTTCTGATTTTGCTTTGTCAATATAAGCTTGAAAAGGGGTGATTGAGTCAACTTCAAGACCGCTATATGGGTTAGAATCCATACTATGTAAATGTAATACTGTTAAATTGCTCAACTTCTCACCTACCTATATCTATAAACTATTCACAAATGCCAATAAATCATCTTCGTCTGCATCAGAATCAGATTCAGTTTCTTCTTTGAACAATTCCTTCTCTTTCAGATACTGGTCATATGGTTTATGCAACGACCTAGAATATCCTGAGAGGGTTGCCAATCTAAATTCATCGGCATCTGTCACTTCTTGCCAAAAGATATTTTCATCTTCACTATTCTTATATTCTCTCTCTTTAGAGTTAATTTCTTCGACTGTATTGATAATGTCTTCTTTTAAATCGTTAATCTTTTCTTCTGTTAGAGGTACTTGTACATAACAATCATGAATTTCGAATTTTTCTCTAACCTCATCTGGTAAGCAATCAATATTGTTGTTTAACACCATTTCATCAACATATTTATCAATATCATCTTCATATCCGAAATTTTTCAGCCACATTTTTGCCGTATTGATAAGACTTTCGCCTATAGAATTTCTTTCTATATATCTATCTTTTTTCTTACCATTTTTCTGTTCAATGGTAACTGTGACATATTTTAAGAAATTCCATTCACATACAATATCTTCCAATGGAATATTTAATGCTTGTCTAATACCTTCAGCATAAATAACCAACTGACCACATTCAGCGTCAATTTTTGCGCCTTGATAACGTGTAGATGTCTTCCAATCTACAATATGTACACGTTTTTTCTCATTGCCATTTTCATCTTTGTATGACTCGATATAAAGCATGTCAATATATCCTTGCATATAAATATCATCAGAAATTTTAATTGTAATAAAATGTTCAACTTTATGTGGGAAAGTAATCAGATTATGATTTTTAAAGAAATGTCTAATGCAATTTTCATATTTATTTGCTATTGCATCATTTTTATCAGAATCACTTCGATTGTATTTGAGTTCTGCACAATTCATTGTAAATAAGCTATCTTCATATAAATCTGGCATATCCTCATATTTAATTTTGCCAGTATATAGCTGCTCAATAATATCATGTACATTACCACCAGATACACAATAAATACTATTTGTTCTATCTTCTTTCTTGTGTAGGATGTATTTCAAAAAATATTCCCATCTATCTTGTTTGTAACAATGATATCTTGACCATGACCATAATGTATCAACACCAAATTTGTTACAAATTTCTGTTAATTCTTTACTTGTCTTTCTTGCCAATCTCTTAGCTTTCTCCTTTCTGACTCATCATATAAAACACGATGCTTGAGAAGGAAGTTGTATACTTTATTTGGCATATCGGCAGGACTGTCTTTACTACCCTTCTTAATCAAATCCCAACGATCATATATGTAACTTACTTTTCTAATAGGATAAAATTTATCACATTCCTGTCTAATATGGTTTATATCAATTCCTTCATCTAAAGCTACTACAATTTCTACATTTAAACTAATCAGTATCCTAACTTGTTCTTCTGTAAGCTCACAATTTCCTATTGCAACAGCCGTACCATCTTTTCGTGAATACCTTTTAAGCACCGATTTCTGCGCTTCCAAAACGACTGCATAACCAGCCTCTTGAATTGTTTGATAATTCTCATTTAATCCATATACATTTATTCCTTTTGGATATGTTTTGGATAACTTGAAAAACTTTGGAATATCAAACATCTCATAGTTTGGTACAGTAGTTCTCCCACTAATACCTATATATTCATTTTCATCTCCATCCCACTTTCGTTCAGGAATGACAATTCGTTTTCTATCATATGAATATCCAATGTTAAATCTTTTACATGCAAAAGGCATAACGCCTTCACGAACCCAATCAATATATGGTAAATCAGTATATTCTTTCATACATGAATCATCATATACTGGAACATCTTTATCAATTGTGTATCTTTGGCGTTTCACCTTTTTGAAGATTGCTAATGGATCTTTCTTATTATCTTTGTTGTCACTCTTACTATATGAATATTTCAAACCTAAAATATTGTGGAGATATTTATTAGCCTTCCCAAAAGATATACCCTTTATTGCCATAACCAATGTAAAAATATCTCCACGTTTATTTTCTTCCGAACTTCTAATCGCTACTGATAATGTATCTTTCTTTACACATATAGCAGTCTTATTATTGCCTTGTGGTAAGGCGGCTCTCCATTCATGAAGATATTCGTGTAGTCCATGACACTCCAACGATAATAAAATCTGTTCTATACAATTATTCTCTATAATGTATTCCTTTAGTTCATCTGCATTAATACACGCTCACCGCCTCCATCACAAATTTAAAAATCAACTGGGACAGAAGTAAAACCAACTTCTTTCAGTATGTTTCTACTCATATCATGCTCACATACAATCTGTATACTACTTGCAGCACCCTCACGGTTTTTACAAATAAATATAAGCTGATAATGTTTGTCTTTGTCCAGTTTGACAGGTATTTTTGATTTATTGTTTTTCCCATCAAATCTATATACCTTTAAAGCATTTTTCTCACCTGTGTACTCATCTTCAAATACATCTCTCAGCATTAAACATGTACTTGCAGGATCGACAATACTTTTTGCCATACCAATATTATCTTGACTATAAAATCTCTGACGTGCTGAAGATTTTGCCAACTGGAATGTAATAGTTACATGAACTTCCAAGCCACCCTCTTCTTTACACTTCACAGTATCGTAAATATCAACCATATTCTGTTGCATATCTAACCACATCTTGTCGGAACGACTACCTGAATCGGCTTTATATGTATCAAGAATGAAATACTTAACACCAAGGTTTGCATATTTCTTTAGAACTTTTATGAATTTCTGAGTTTTGTATCTTTTGAATGGAACTATTATAAGCATGTTATTCTCAGCCTTTTCAGTAATCCAATCTGCACACTTTCTTAACAAATCTTTAACTTCGCTAGAATATTTACCATCTCTAACAACGAATTTTTGCAAATCTTGTTTGTAAATATTATTCGCAGTCCACACCAACAATTCTCTCTGCCATTTCTTTTTCCCCTCTTCATTGACACAAATAACAAGTCTTTCTTCATATTTTATTGTGCTTGGAATCAACATTGATCTTGTTAGTGTAGTTTTGCCCATATTAGATAATCCACCAATCAATGTAATATTACCAGGTAACTGACCACCAGTTTCTTTATTAAGAATATCCATATTATTGTATGGAAGTCCAACTGCTGCACCAGCATCTAATTCATCAATTAAATCATAAATGCCATCAGCTAATGAATATGACTGTACATCATCATCTGCATTGATGAAAATATGATTTAACATTGCTTCATATTCTTCATATATTTCATCTAAAGACATATCACAGAATTCATTGATACGATTATTTACAGGGAATCCATTTTTTAACATCTCCAAAACTGTTTTCCACTTGTATAGCTCTTTGACATACCCATCCATATTGTTGATGTTTACATACTCTTTGGCTTTATCAATCGTTTCATATCCACCATAATCCTCATATTCCTTTTTGAGTTTTTGATGCTTTTCAAGATATAAACCAACAGTCATATCATCCAATACTGATTTCTTTTCTACTACAATAATGTCATTTGCAATCTGCCAATAGACTCGCCATGTATTTTCACTAAAATCTTCAAGCTGCAATGTATAATCAAAAATTAATTCCGGTTGTTTATATAAAATAGCAACTATATTAGCTTCTGCTATTATCTTGTATTCTCGAATCTGTTTTGCACATTTTAATACTTCTTCCTGATAAGGAGTTAATTTTTTATTCTCTTTTTTTTCAGCCAATTAGTACCTCCTCAAAACAGTTTCTTCATTCTGTCACTTGTCTCTTTAGTCTTTTTTACATATCCAGCATTCTCATTACTCTGATTATTAAAGTCTTTAGATTCAACTCTCTCCTCAGTCTTTTTAACATTCTGCAATCTCAAATATACATCGTTGATTTCAGGTTCAATCATTTTCATAATAAGATTGATTTTATGTTTTTCATCTTTGATTTTCTTTTCATTTTCATGTAAATATGTAACAATTTTTCTCTTACATAACTTAAAAGTACATAAAATTGTGTAATCATCATAATTAGCTTTTGCTTCATGATTATTATTCGCTATATGTTCGCCACGTTTAATACCTTGTAGCTTTAATGCGAGATACTGTGGAAATTTCATATTATCATCGTATTCAAGAATTTCTTTCTTTACATACTCACATAGTTCAATCCACTGCTCGTTATCTTTCTTTTTTATATTTCTCATTTACCAAATCATCCTTTCTTAAAAACTCCAACAGGCAATTAACCTGTCGGAGCATAATTTTAATTAGGCTAACTGTAATTTGGCAAAATCAATTAACTCTGTAAGAGTATCTGGTGACTGCATTTCAAGATTCTTTAATGAAACGTCCTTATCCTTCATCTGCTTGTTTACTTTGAGCAAAGCATCTTTATTATCCTTGAGTGACTTTAATACATCTTTAAATTCAGCAGCCAACTCTTCTGCTTTCTCAGCTTTGTCAACCATAGAATCTGTAGAAGTCTTTAAGTCATTCTTGTATGATGTCTCATTTGTCTCAAGATCATGCATTGATTCAAAATAATCCTTCCAAATATCATAAGATGGATTCTCAATAATCTGTCCAACCTTAGTTACATTTGTTCTATCCTTCTTAACCTTTGCAAAATAACGAACATCCTCACCATTCTCTTCCTTATAGAACTCAAGGATTGTGTCATAATCAAATTTAACTGACTTATGCATATCAGGCTTAATGCCAACTAACTTACGGTTATCGCCTGTTCCTTCATATACTTCTGTTGCCTGTGCAACTGACACAACATGCTTACCCTTTGCAGAGAGATCAATCTTAGCCTGCTGAAGCTTCATGTTGATAATTTTGATACGTCCCCACTGTCTCTGAGAAACTACTGTATCATCAACATCTCCACCCTTTCTACGAGCTTTCTTCTCTTCAACTTCTGTAGCTCCAACCTGCATTGTTGCATAAAACTTAGTCTCCGAGTCGATGTCAAGTGTCTGAATCTCATCCGAATCTACTGCTTCGTCAATATCATCCTCTAAATCATCAAGGTCTGATGTGTCGTCTACTAAAATAAGATTGTTGTAAGTCTTGCCATTTGCTAATGTAATATCCTTGCCCTCATAGTGAGCAATACCTGTCTCTGAGTCGATACATGCAACCTTTGGGAATGTAAGAGCAAACCATGACTTACCAGAACCCTCATAACCATATGCTAAAAATTTTCCACCAATCTTTGCTTCTCTTGCTTTTCTAAATGCCAATTTTTTGTCCTCCTAAAATGTATATATTCTTTTGATAAAATGCTCACCCTGTATTAAACAGGGCAAGCGTATTTTTTTTAGTTCATGCCTTCAAGCATTGCAAGAAGGTCATCATCTTCTGACGAAGTTTCCTCATTCTCTGAATCTGTATCATCATCTGAACTTGGTTCTGCACCAGCATCAAGTAATGCTTGCTCGTAGAAATAAAGGTCGTCTTCATCATATTTGCCATCTTCAAATGCTACAGTAGGCTTTCTATCGTCACCAGTTCCCACATATGTAATGTCAGGCTTTACAATAATCATTCTTCTCTCACGATTGCCATTACCTACTGCAATCTTCTTCTCTGCTTCTTCTTCTGAATACAGTCCCATTTCAATAAGTTCTTTAATATCATCAGGAATATCATCTTCTGTAATATTCACAGTAGAGCCACCCTCTACTAAATTACCTGTAACTGTAATCTCAGTAATTTTACCCTTCTTAGGCTTAAAAAATCTCTGAAGCATCTTAGCTGTAATCTCTGGATTCTCATTGATAGCAACTTCAAATGTCTTAGGGTATGTGACATTCTTCTTAACTTCAATCTTCTCTCCGTCAATCTTAGGTTTTCCAACATAGTCAATAACGTATGCTACCAGTTCCATAGTACCCTTATCATCATTCTTCTTGCCAATGCTCTTTGAATCAACAAGAATTGTCTGTGAGAATGTAGCCTTGAAATCTGCCTCATCGTCAATTTTTGAAAGTACAATAGATGTAATTTCTTTCTTTGTAGAAACATTACCTTCATACTCGCTGTAACCGATTGTACCCTTTACATTTACAATCATTCCGTCCTCAAGATGCTCATTTAGATACTCTACTGCATCATAAGCTGTGAGGAACTTCTTATATACAGTCTTATCCTTTACATCTTTTTCAACACCAACTGTTAAGAATGAAGAATCTGAAATGCTATCATACAGAGACTCATCAAGACGATCCTCCCACGCAATCTCTACTGACTTGCTCTTTCCTGCATCGTCTTTCTCATCCTTACTGTAAGCACGAATTACATTATCCTTATCAGGGAAGAAACCACTTCTCATCTCTGCATATACTGTATTGCCGTTTCCACAATCAACACCTACATACATACTGTTATCTGTCCAACCAGAATCATAACTATTGTCAAGATTGAATGTCTTGTCTGTTACTTTTACACGACCAATAAGATTGAATGCTGCCTTACCTTTTTTTAATGCTTTTCTTTCCTTTGTCTTTGCCAAATTACTTGTCCTCCTTAAAATTAAAAATTTATATAAATATTGTTAATAAAACAATCTATCTAAACGCCCAAATGGACGGAACACAGAAAATAAATTTATGTAAAAATCTATCTTCAACAGTGATTTTTGAGCGTAAAAGCCCAAGGGTATGCTGTTTAACCACCCATACAAATATTCACTATTCAGTTTTGATTTTTGGAATTTTTGAACTGAATTGTTCAAGACTGATTAGATATTATCTAAGATATTTCCTGTTACTTCATACATTTCCAAATCATTTAATTCACACCATGATTCAAAGTTATCTCTCTGAACATACCAACCAACATTCATTCCGAGAAATTCATTTTCACCATTTCCATAAGAGACTACATTATATAATTCTCCGTTTAGAATGTCGTTTTCGAAGATTAACTTACCATTCTTATCATGGCTACCTGTACATCTACACAATGTCTTTGGATCTATTTCTTCAAAACCATCGGTTTCACCATGAGAATAGAATACTGTTGCTGGTTCAAATATTATATGAATTTCTTTACCATACATATCTAAACCTTTTACATAATATCCACAAACCCATTGACCACTACTAATGCTCTTTGCTTTACATAGCTGCGTATCCAAGTTTCTCACCTCCTCAAAATATTCTCTCTTACCACCTTGGGAGCTTTCCATTATGTTCTAACTTAATCTTATTAAGCATATCAGACAGTCCAAACATAAGTGTTTTAATTTCTTCTACACTATCAAAATCATAAAACTCTCTTATACAACCATGTTTTTCGCCGACTGATAAACCATATTTTGTACCATCAACAAATCTACATGTAAAAACGATTGATATATCTGTACCATCTTTCTGCATTGATAGTCACCTCCTCAAAATCCTAATGAAACAGTGATTTATTTCAGGTTTGAATAAACTGCTTGTAGTTCTTCGATGATAATCTTCTCAGGAAATGTAATACATGTAACAATATCAAATGTCTGATATAAAATTACAGCAATTCCTACTACGATTACGCATCCTGCTAAAATTCCAAGTAATATAACTCCATAATCATAATCCGAATACCTGTCTTCTTTGTACTTTCCCCAACAGTATTTTGCTTTTTCGATTACATATTTTCCAACAAACAGTAGACAAATACCAATTAACATCCACACAATACTTGTTGCAATTTCATATGTAACATACTTACTACATAGTTGCTGTAAATATGGAAGTACATTTGCAGAAGTCCAGTCAATTGCAAGACCAAACTTTTCTGCAAGAGCGTCTAAAATTTTAATTACTTCTTCTGACATAAAATCCTCCTTTATATGTTTATTCTCTATTCGATTTTCATTTTTATTGGAAATTGTTAGCTGAATCGCTAAGACTAATTATTCAAGATTTTTCATCTTGCAAATAACATTATTATTCCTGATTGTTTCTGCTAATTTATTCAAACCAAGCTGAGTATCTATATGATATGTATCAACAAATCTTGGTTGACTCTTATCGTCATGAATTACATCTTTATATGTTTTAATAAATTTTTCTATCCCAACTTCATCACGATATTGACTCATTTCTTTCTCATAGATCGGATTATAAGATTGAGTAATTGGAGGCTCGTTTCCACAATGACCACCTGCTCTAATATTTAGCTCTTTATATTTCTCATATATTTTGTTTGCTATATCCAACGGCATATCTCCATCGCAAACCCAATATGTCCAAGCTCTATAAAATACAAAACCATTTAAGATGCCAATATATCTTGTTTTTACTTCTGTATTCATATAATACGGTAATCTAAATACTGGAATATTTGCTAACCGAAGTTCTTCTTTTACTTTGCCATCAATTTTCCCATCATATTCATGTCTTGCAAAATTATCCATTTTCTCACCTCCAATTATATATTCTCTGTTTTAATCATAATACACATAATTACAGCTATTAGATTCAATATTTTCTAAGTCAATAATCATTTCGCCATCTTCATGATATCTATCAACTTCAATATTAGAAATTTTAATAGAAGTGTCTGTCATTTCTACAATATTTCCTATGTAGTGATCATGATGATTTGTCACTTTATTGAATAACGTAAATGCAATATCTTCACCAACTCTAAAGCTTTTCTTGTTATCTGTTACTAATGTTCTTACTGCTTTAATGTTGTATTTCACAATCTCACCTCCATAACCAAGAAATGTCAGTTTCCTTCGACTCTATTTCTTCACTGTTACATTGAAAACTGATCTTAAAATGCAGATAATCAGCCAAATACCAGTTGCAATAGACCATTTAAATGTTAATCCAAAGCACATCGTAATAAGCTTAATGATTCCACATGTAACAATCCAACTAAGTCCATAACATACAGCTAAAATTGCAATGACAATAACTGCTGTTACTCCACCTTTTACTAATTTTTCCTTCAAATTATTCATATGTACCTCTCTTTCTTTACTTTTATATTCTCCAAATACTTTTTCTTTTCTGCTTCAACAACCTTTTTGAAATCAAAACCGTCAATTCCATCATTATATGCTTTATAATTTTCGTAACTGTAAATCAGATTTTCCGCTTTAACTGCTCTATCTCTGTAATTTTCAACATCCTTCTTTAACTTACGAATACCACTATTGAGCCTTTTGATTTCATCTAAGTCGGAAGCGTTGTAATATTTGACCATTTTATAATACATAGAACGAATCATGCTCTCTTTCAACATTTGTGATTGTTCTTGTGATATGTCCTGCTTTTTACATTTTCGATAACTTCCAAGAGATGATCCTAAAATCCCAATATGTTTTGGTGTATTTTCAAGTATGTAATCTTTATGCTCATTCCACAATTTTTTGCCAACCACCAAATAGTTGTAATGACCATACCAAGACTTCTTTGCATTAGACTTAAAATCCTGAATAGTGACCTTTATTTCATAACATTTAATAATTCCTTTTGAATCCATTGTCATAAAGTCAACTATTTCATTTCCATAACCATTGTTATAGAAACCAATTGTGATTTCTTCGCAGCCATATATTCTCTTGATTCTGGTATCTTTTTGTAATGCAGTCTCAATATCTAATGTTTCTTGGCGTTTTGCCAACCAGTCTCACCTCCGATATATAATTTTTCATTCATTATCCTTGGAAACTATCAATATATCCGTCATATATATGCCCATAACTTTTTGGAATAAATGTATCTTTTCTTTTTTCTCCACCTAAATCATCTTCAAATATATAATGTTGATATCCCAAATGTTTCATTTTTTCTATGTCATCTTGATAAACATTTATAAATCCAAGATATTTTCCATGACCACAGCAACACCCAGTTGTTCTAATCCCTTTATTCCATAAACTCTCTATTTCATCTGCTAAACATTCATCAACCAGAATATTAGTTTTGTATTTTTTACTGTCATAATTATACGTAATAAAATTTTTATGTGGATATATAATTCTCTTCTTACAATTATATATCATTATATATTCTCTCCTTCCACTTCAATGAAATCGAAAATTCTTGTGCTATTCTTCGTTATAATACTGAGCTAGTGATTCTCCATACCACTCCCAGTTATCAACTCCACCTGCTTCTAATGCACTTAATTTTCTATCTCTATCAAGTAAATCCTCATACTCTTCTTTGCTAATAGTCTTATTAGAGTCTTTAACCTTGACAGAATTGTTACCAATTAAATTACATAATTGTGTTGTTGCATCCTTAACCTGTCCAATTACTTCATTTCTTATAGAACTATACAAATTTTCATATAGATTCTCGCTCACTTCGCATTTAATAATATTCTGTAATGAACTGAGACGTTCTGGATTTTTAGATAACTGATTTTCTACATAATCATTAAATTTATCAGCGTATTTATCACCGACTTCTTTGATAATCGAATCATAAACTCTTTCCTTGATTTCATTTTTTATCTCGTCTTTTAATTCTCTTTCGTCACTGTATGTAAGTTCTATCTTTGATTTAATTTCACTCTTTATCTGATTGATAGCATTATCTTTTGCAGCATCAAAATTCATTTCTTCCAATTCTCTAATAACACCTTGTTTAATTCCTTCAAACACCTCTTCAAAATCGAATTCAAATTTTAGTGGTGTACTCATCAATATCCTCCTTATTCGTAAGTATTACTTTACTTGCATATTTCACAACATTTTCACTTGTTTCGTTATCATCTAAATATTCTCTGTAAGCATCTTCACAATGCGCACCTTCGCACCAATAATATCCATTTGGTGTAATGCACGATTTATGTTCCCCATAATCGGTTGCTGAACAATATTTACACAAACTTTCCTCGTCAGATAACTCATCAAAAGTCTTTAACATATACACCTCCTAGATTCACAATTTACATTTTGTTTACAGTTATATATTCTCTACTTTTCAGAAGATTTCTTTAGCTCTACTAATGCATCATCCAAATCCTTAACTGTATGAATAGCTTCCTTCATACTATTCATACCAGCAACAGCACTTGAAAAAGCCTTAATACTTTCAAATTCCATCTCTGAAATAGTTTTTAAAACATCAACTAATTTCATATCACCAATTCCAGATACCTTTGCTGCATTTTCAATTGTTTCTTCTTCATTGACAAGTAAATCAATAAACTGTCTTACTTTATTATTCTCCATCGTTTCAATCTCCTTTATATGTTCTTTTATTTTTTGTTTTCCTACATGACTTGGATACCCAGAATATGAAAGTGCCTTATTTATCCACCACAATGTCTGTTCATCTACATCATCATATTTTTTCATCTCTTCTACTAAATTTCCGATATGTAACACCTCATTTCGTTTCTCTCCAACTAATACTGTAATATGGTTCATTGTACTGAGTACCAGTTTCAACTTTATAACCAAGTTCCTCTAATTTCTTTCGTGTTTCAGGTTTTAAACAGCCATCTTCACTGATTGAAAATTTGCCATCTGCAATTGCATCTCTAATCAATTTTGATAACTCTGCTAATTGCTGTGTAGTGTAACTATCAATTGCATTGTTTGTCATTTTATTTGCTTCTGATGCAGACGGAATAACATTCTTTGGTGGCTGAACTTCTGGCATAGGTATATTAGAAGTAACTGCATCTTCACAACAATCTATATCGCTACAGCCTAAACAAAATTTATAACTTCTGCTAGTTATTGGATACTTACAAGTCATTTATTTCACCTCCCAAGGAAACCGATATTTCTTGTCCTTTTTATTACTATATATAGTAGTTTAAATTTATCCGACCACTATATATAGTATGTGATTTTATAAAATATACTACCTATTGTATTATTCTCTCTTTTACTTCAATAAAGCAGCAATCTCATCAATTTCAAGCTCTGTTTTCTTATCATCAGAAAGTAACTTGTCCAACTTGCTCTCCATTTTCTTCAAATCAGATTCTTCTTTCTTCAGACCAGATACATCTAATTTACTCTTAATATCTTTAATCCATGCTGTCACACTGTATCCTGAAATTTCAAAATCGGCCATATTAAGATCCTTTGCAGACATTAAATATGAATTCAATCTAATCAAAAGTAATAATAATGCATCGTCGGAACATACATTAAGATTAATTGCCATACCATCCATATTAAGAACGCAATTTGTTTCAGGAATAAATCTGATTTTCTTCTCGGAAATTGATTTCTTCTTAGCCTCAATCTGTTTCTTTAATTCTAAAATTCTGTCATCGTTTTTACTCATTAAACTCGTACTCCTTTTCATATTCTCTACCATTTGCTAAATATTTCTGCTTACATACTGGTTTTAACTTTTCAAAAACTGTTTCAATAGAAACTGGAATCATATGCGTCTGAATTTCTTTTTGACCATAACGTACTTCCACTTCTCTTTCTTCTGTCGGGAAAATATCAATTGCTTCCTTATCTCCATGATAGATATTCTTGGTACTATATTTATAAACAGTATATTTGCCGTTATCTTCTGACCTATATGGCGTTGTCATTTCATATTTAATATATTCTCCATCGTTGTTTACCATAAAGCGAACATTGATATATTTTCTTGTTATATCATCATCAGCATATGTATTAATTGCTTTTTCATAAAAATCTTCAAATGAGATATTTACAATTTTATCCTTGCTATCATCTATAGGGGAGAATTGATAAGATGATTCCATTGAATCATAAATTTCAGAATATTTAGATATGCATTTATCATCGAGACAACTAATAAGTTTGTTTTTAGGAACACTTTTGAATTGCTCAAATTCATACTTTCCATCGCTTAATCTTGCAAACCAATGCATTTTACCATATGGAAGGTTATTAATTCCTTTATAAGAAATTTTTGTATGTCCAAAACGAGTTGGTTTAGTTGGAATATCTTTATAAGATTTTATTCTTACAATTTTACCATCTTGTATGAACTCATAACCATATCCATATGTTTCAAAACGTCCCATATAAATACATTCAATATTCTCTTTTGTAAGATATGTTGCACCAAGAATTAAATCTTTTGTCTTAATGGATTCATTATTATGTACAATCTTATTATAAGCTGCAATCTGTTTATAGTCAGGTGACTCAACTGGCATAAGAACTAAATCCTTACCATCCCATCCATATATAAATTCTCCTTCAAGTCCCTTACCTTTGATACAATTCGCATTTTCGAGAATGTATAATAAATTTTCAATGGTAATTTCAAACTCAAATCCTCTTGGATCATATACTCTACAATAAGCATGTCTGTGATCCCATCCTGTAGAGTAATCACCAGCTTTCTTATTTAGTACAAATCCTTCTGTTGGGACATTATCAAATTCATCATTCGGAATTTTATCGTCACGCCAACTATTCCACGATGCTTCTTTTCGTAGCTTACCTTTTTCATCATAGTAAATGACATAAGCAAGTTTTCCTGTGTAAGTTCCTGAACGATTTTGATATCCAACATTTATCGTTTTAGGAACAAAAATGCTACTGTTCATTCTGTTATTCTCTCCTTTCTTTGTGCAAAATTTATTTCTAAAGGAAACGATATTTACCCATTCTTCGATTCAAATTCTTCAAGCGCTTTATAAAATTCGCTGCCTTTAATTTCTGTAAAACCTGTATCATCATCTGGTGTAATAGTTTCATATTTTGTTGTAGAAATATTCAAGTATAACTTATTCTCATACTCAAATCTTGAAATAGAATATCCACCTAAATGCAGTTCTTTAAAATAGTTTCCTACTCGAATCGGATGATTGTTAATGACAATATTCTTTTTAATACATAAATCCTGAAACTCTTTTAAAGTCTTACTGTTAGCCCTAAATTTTCTCATTAACGTATCAGAATCGCAGAATAGTTTATTTGGCTTTAGCAACTCTTTACCAAATTTCTGATTATTTTCATTGCAATCAGTAATATATAATCTTATATTATGCTTCTCATACTCTTCAAATGGACGATTTACAGATCCATCTCCGCTAATATAATATTCTTTTCCAGTAATACCTTTATCCTCGAAAAAATTATTTGCTACTATTCTTCTTTCTTCTCCATGCTTTCTATAATCAGTAATCTCTTTTAGAAATTTCTCATTTGTTACAATATAAAATTTCTCCATTTTTACCTCCACATTTTCAAAAGAAACGAATCTTTCTTCCTATCTATTCTTTTTATAATCCTGAACCAAGTTACCACAGCATAATGGTAATTCTGCTTTAGCAGCTACATCTACAACTACCTTTAGACCACAACTCTCAACCTTTTCTTTAATCTTATTCATATTCTCCCAATTCCACTGAATTGCATCTTCAAGACCATGCTCCTTAGTAGCTGTCGTTGTATTAAGAGGTGTAATTTTAACACAAAACACATTCGGATCAAGACCATATAACTTGTTTGGATCAAGTTCCCATCCTGCTCCACAAATAAAATTCAGAGTGATAAGTCTATTGTTATTCGGCATATTATTAAATTCTTTCTTCATCTCTTCGATAGTTACAACATCAGCACCACCAAACAGATACTTTCTCTCATCTTCATTTGTGCTATTTGTTGAAATTTGAATGTGCATAAATCCGTCAAGATACTCTTTTACAGACATAACTTCGTCCTTCAGAACATCAACTGGACTCTTACCAAATACTTTCACTTTAGGAAGAATTGTGTTGTAGCAAGGCAAGAAAGTAAATCCTTCTCTATAAGTTTTCATATCTCTCATTACCTGTAAAATATTTTTCCAGTTATATTGTGGTTCTCCCATACGTGCAAAGCCCACTTTAATCTTGTCGCTCTTTGTGACCTGTGGATGCTGATTAAATACAAATTCAAGCTGTTCCCACATTTCTTCTGTAGAAAGATTTCCGTGAAATCCTAACTCTGGTACTAAACAGAACTGACAATGCTGTGGACATCCGTACTGTGTACTAATCGCTGTAAGCCACTTTTCCTCAAACGGAACGAGATTCTTTTTAATCAAATCTGCATCATCTGTCATAATGATTTCCTGAGATTTTCCTTTTGTATTTACATCCTGCATAGAAGTAGTTTCAATGTAGAAATTCTTTTCTTTATTATAAAGAACATAAACACTACCACTTGGATATGCGTACTCTTTTACTAATTCAAAATGTTTCATTTTTAATTCTCTCCTTTGTCTCATACAAAATTTTATAAGCTGCACTCAAACCAGCTCTATCGTCTAACATAATGTTGTAATAGATTTTATTGCCAGTGAAAGGGATATAAGGTGGTGAGTCATTTATGTAATCAATATGAATTCCAACCTCTATACATTTATTCTCCATAAATTCAAATTTTGATTCGTCACAACATGTACTGAGAATCAATGTACATCCCATATCTTTACATTCTCTTAATAGAGTAATAACTTTGTCATACCTATATCCTTTGTCATAGTAATCAAAAATTGTATTATCAAAATCAAATGCAATTATTATTCCATTGTGTAGTTTCCAATTTTCAACCAAGCGATCTATACACATATCATCATTAAGATATGGATCAACCACAATATTGTTCAATTTCTTCATATTTCTTCATCCACACCTTTCTATCATTCTCTGTATAACCAAAGAAATATGGATAAAGCTTGTTATTGGTTGTGAAATAGTAATGATGATATTCACCATCTGGTAGGAACATAACACCTGGAATATTGATGGTGTTTTTGATATTTAAGAAGTTCTGATATGCATTTTTATTACCAAACATCTGTCTAAACGTAATCTGCTTAACACCAATATTGTGCATCTTGTTTATATAATCAAGACAATCTTCTGTAGTCATTCTTTCATTTAGTACATTAATAACTCTCAACTTAGTAGTTTTCTCAATCTCAGGTAATATGACTTGCAATCGTTCCATTGCTCTTGTATCGTAAGGCTCAATGCTTAAGGCAATCTTTCTAAACTTTTTAATCAAATCCATATCTGTAGGAAGAATACGAGTATGTATATCTAGCTTCTTTCCATATTTTGTAGCCAGTTCATACATATGATTGTAAAAATCAATATTATTCTGCCAATCATAAAATGGATCTCCACCACCTGATAAATTAACAGTAGGTGCATTTGATTCAGAAATACACTTCTCTAAATGCTCCCAATCTATTTTATTTTTATCAGTTACCGCATTTTGCAAAATTGGATGATGCTTTGTAATACAATATTTACAATGGCAATCACATCCAAAATTTGTTATCACAGTAAACCCTCTGTTCTGCTCTGTATACATACTCTATATCCTTTCTATTTTATTTACATTTATTCTCTCAATCTATCTAATACTCTCATCAAAACATGTCTTGTAAGATTTTTAACATCACCACTATAAAGTCCACATTCAATGTCACAAGCCTTTAGAACTTCATCAAGAGTTTTATTCTTCTCTTCTTTTATATTGTAAGCACATTTCTGACTACCAAGAATCTGCATCACATCAGACTTCCTTACAAATCCCATTTCAGATGGCAGCTTAGATAATTCTTTTCGTAATACTGTTTTATCAATTAACTGTCCCATATGTTATTCTCCTATCTTATCAGCGACTTTTGCTTCACATATTCCACAGATACAGCCATTTTTCTCATCGTATTTTTCAAGTTTACTAATGAGATTACTACAACACCAGCTTGATTCATTAAGATGAAATTCAATCATGTCATCATCCCAATCCGAAGGAAAGTCCATTGGAAGATTTATTGTCCACTGTATAGTTTTGGTTTGTCTGTCTGCCATATAGTTATTCTCCCATTTCTATCTTCTGACCAACGAATTTCTGAAGCTGTTCATTTACATCATCAGGATAAGTTTTTACAACATAATCAGTACAAACATGAATTTTAGTAATAACACTATTCTCGTCATATTCAATACTTCCAAGTGTTCCACCTGGAATTCTGATAGGAAAACAACCATCCTCATAATCACAAAGCACATAATGTTTCCAGTGTCCATTAGGATCAAGTCCAGCAAGCTTGTCCAATTCTGTTGTGATTCCACAATAATATTCATTCATTTTTGAATATCTTGAATTTGCATATTTGTTAATCAGCTTCATAATACAGTTCTCCTATTTCTTTTATGCTCCTTATATAAAGCATTTAATTCCTGCTCTAATTTCTTTTTCTCCATAGGATTCTTACAATACTTTATTCTCTTCTTAAGAGTAGATATATCTTGTTTTGGAGGTTCAAGGCATTCAATAGGAAAATTATCACAAAAATGCATTTCATTAATTGTTTCAAGAAGCTTTGTAACTGGATCTTCTTGTACCTGTATGCCTAAGTCTTTATATTTTTGTTCAAGTTCATTTTGTATTTGAGCTTCTGCCATTGCACTTATCATTTTTCCTATGGCATCTATCTGTTTACCAACTATTAAGACTTTTGTAGCATCACTTATTTTTTCAAAAGTATCATGTAACTCTGAAATATCAATCACCTCGTTCTACTCTATGTCGCAACCTCTATATTTCCCTTCATATCGTTATTCCTCTAAATTTTTACCACATAACGGACAAAATTTTATTTTTAACATTGCCGATGCATATTCACCACCTGAACTATCAGCAAATAATGTGTTATTATAATAATGTCTGTCAATAGAAAAATTTCCTATTTGACAAATATCTCTATTACTTTCCCAGCTAATCTTTTGTCGCTCTTCACAAAATTTACACATCACTTACACCTCCAATCTGCCCAAAAGAAAGAAAAATTTCCTTCGACTTTTGAGGTTCTAAAAGCCTTATTTTTCAAGACTTTCGTGACCTCTCGCTTAGTTATTCTCTACTTTTTATTCATTTTCTTTACAAATTCACGATACTTCCTTGTATATTCGTAAGAATCTCCAAAAATATTATTAACAGCTTTATAAAGTTTTGGTTCATATTTTTGAATAATTTCAAGCTCATTCTCAAAATCTCTTCCAAATGGACAGCCGGCACAGCCTGTTCTTGGTAAAGCATAAACAACATAGCAATCTGAATGTTCAACATTATAAGCGTTTTCATAATCAATTTTGTCAGAATCTTTATACCAAAATAAAGGTCTATAATTATCACATCCATCATCGCCTTCGCTAAAACAAGATTTATATGATGTGGCTCTGACACCACCTTCTGCTCTTCGCACACCAACTATATTTAATTCATATGTATTTTCTTTTATCAATTTATGAGAAACGTCCTTTTTTGCATACTGACAACATTTTGATGAAATTTTAAATGTTGGTGGATTTTCAATAATAAATTCTTTAAGCCATTTATTATTTGCAATATTAAAAGCATTCGATTTCTTTAAATTACACCACCACAGCAAAGCAGCTTTACACTTAGGATATTCCTTATATAATTCATCAAACGATTTATCTTCCCATTTAAAACCATGTCTTTGAAGTCTATCTATATATTCAGCAGCTTGTTTGTTTATAAACGGTTGACCATATTGTTTACACGATAATGGAATGGGCTTAATTGCCTTATATGGTTTTATCTTTATATTATATTTGTTTTCCAAATATTTTAGATGATCTTTGGTCGCTTGATATTCAAGACCAGTATCAAACCAAACATAATCAACTTTATTGTCTTTATCGCATCGCCATACAATATCAAGCATCACGTCACTATCTGATCCACCTGAAATCGAGCAAACTATCTTTTTATATTTGTGGCTGTTAATTTTTGACCACGCTCTTATTAAATTGTCTCCTATTATTGAGTTTACAGGACAATCCTGTAATAATTCTTCAATTGTATTAGCTTTCTGTGCCAATATGTACTTTCCTCACTGAAATTTATTTCATTTCAATGAGGTAAAGCCATACTTAGTGAGTGTCTTTTTACGTCACTATCACATTACTTTTTCGATTCATATAAACCAATGATCCGTTTTATGAATCATTGTGACAACCTTTGCTAATCAAAGGTATTAAATACATATGGTGAAAAGCTAACCAAGTGGTAGCACAGCCTCGCAGATTCGTTCAATACTGTTGACTTCACATTTTGTCATTTTATGATTTGGATTATCTTTGTTATAATCTCGAATAAACATGCTTGTCCAAAAATCTACATCCTCATCATCTAACTTTGAATCCATTACAGTATATCTATCAACTGTCTTGTAATTTCCTTTTTCTGTCACATAAGACAAATTTATTTTATAAACTGGTAGGGTAATTTTTGTTTTTAAGAAATTTTTAGGATGAATACTTTTTAATTTTTGTTTCAAATCTTCATCAAAAATTTCAAATGTATCAATTCCAGTTCTTAATGAGCAATTTTCAAAAAATTCACTTGGATGCACTACTTTTCACCACCTTTCTGATATTTTATTCTCTTATTTGTTGGGATTCCCATAGCCGAATGGCTTAGATATGATTAAAAATTTCCAAAAGAAAGATTGGATTCTTGTGTTTTTAACCTTTAATGCTTAAACAAAATGACTAATATCCAATTTTTTTACTTTGTAAATTGCTTTTAAATGAAATAAATATGATGGATTCATGCTCAGAAAATCTTTTACTTCATCTTCTGTATTAAAATCATATTTTACATTGTCCCAACTATCAGTATCATCAGATTCTCCTAACCAATTATATCTATATCCAATTACAATATAATTCTTATAATTATCCATAATTCCACCTCCAATGTATTATTCTCCAAACTCACAAATGTCACATGTTGAAAAATACTTATCATGGTCTATACAGCATTGTGGTCTGTTATCGTGTTCATTGATTTCAGTAGCATTTTTAACAGTTCCTTTATCAAGAACTTCATTAAAAAATTCTATGACTTCTTCTTCGCCATTAAATGCATACTTCTCGTTCCAATATCTAATATGCTTTTCTAAGAACTTAATCAAATTTTTACTGAAGATGTCAGTTGGATATTCATATGTAATTTCCTGCACATTACCGTTTAATGTCTGTTTTACATTCATTTGTGAAGTAGAGAAGCCAAAAAATTCAAACTCGACTTCTAATACACCCATCTCTTCTGTTTTAAAACGAGTAGACAGATTATAATTTATCCAGTCGTAATCATTTAATGTGAGATATGTATTGGTTCTATCGTCTTCAATTTCATTACTAAAAATCAAATCTTCGCTTTTAATCTTCTTTAAATTCATTTGTATTTGTCCTTTCGTAAATCGGATAATATGTTACTTTTATGTGAAGCCATCCACAACTAATTACAATATTTCTCAATACCTTGTGTCATAATATCTCTTAATTCATCTTCCTCATATGTAGAGCCAAACTGCGACCAACTACAACTATATTCTGTATCATTGTGTACTAACGCAAGTTTAAATACACTACCACCATAATTCTTATATGCATCTAATTTGATAGCTTTAATATGAGGAATTTCTAAACACCAATTATGCTCTTTATATTCAAACTGAATATTAGTAGCTTGACCGAAATTAAAATCAATGAATTTAACATCATTCATATACTCAATATCAAGAAGCTTTTTAATATAATTAATATACCAATCATATGTTTCCTTTTCTTTATACTTCTTTCTTTTATCAAGCTTGTTACCATCAGTATCCTGATTCTTTGATAACATATTTAACCATTCTCTACACGTTTTAATAGTAGATGGCTGATCAAGTAGCATATACTGAATATTCTCTTTATAAATGCGAAATGCTTGTTGTTCAATAAGGTCATATTCATTCTTCATATCATCCAATACTTGTTTCTTTGTTGACAATCTTCTTTCTGCTTGTGCAAATTTATTTAATGAACCCATTTCATATTCGCCATTATAGTTGTTGTACGTGTCATTTTTATATGCTAAAGACATTAATCGTTCACCTCTCTTATATTTTATGGTTCATAAAAATCATTGATTTTATCATTGCTTTAATTTTTCTCTTTGTATACAAAGGAAACCTGAAATTCATCGGCTTTTAAATAATATTAGCCGTTTGTAATGGTATATTTACGACTACTGGATGTGAACCTGCATCCACTATCCCATTAACAAAAGCCTTTGGGAATACCTTCTTCATTATCTGATAACTTCCATTTACGTCTGCATTAATATATTCTCCTTTCTCACTCTGAAATAACCCTCTATGGATTCTTCTATCTTTATTGTAATTTTTCTCAATTGGTTCTTCACCATCAAGAAAAGATGTACCACTTGTATAACTTTCATTTGTTTTAATAAATCTAATTCCTTCATTCTCGCATTTATATTCAAGCCTTTGTACAATACTTAAATATGGAATAGATACAAATTTCTGATTAACTCTTTTGCCCATATTGGTATTTTGCTTCCATCCTGAGTTATATCCACAAACTAAAGTATCAATATTATTGTCTTTGCAAAAATCTACCACCATCTTTGTTGATTTTTGAATATAATCATCTACTTGATTATTCCTTTTAGTTGTAAATCTCTGTATTTCGTTTGACCAATCACTATTATTTCTCAGCTTTAATGCAGATCTCATTTCTGAAATCTTTTTATTATAATACTGATTAATTGACTTTAACGGTTTACCATTTATTATAATTGGATTTACACCGCAATTTGTTGTGATAGTCATTAAATTATCAACGCCTAAGTCAATTGCAGCAATACTCTGTAATTCTATATCCTTTGTTTCAGGAACTTCTATTTGGTAAACTACTTCCATAATATATTCATTACCTTTTGGAACAAATCGAAGCTGTACTAATTTAGAATCATTTGGGATTTTTGTTCTGAAAATATTATTCATGATTTTAAGAGGTGTCCAAGAAAAATAAATATATCCATCAACAATTTTGAATTTACGATTATCTAATCCAAGTTCATACCTTCCATCTTCTTTAGGAAGATAATTCGGTAACTTCGGTCTACCAAGATATTTAGATGGGTTCTTTGAATAATCCTTAATAGCTGTGAAGAACGAATTCCAGTTCTTATCTAATTTTCTTAAAGTAGCTTGTCCCACATTACTTCCTATACATTTATAACAATCAGATTCTTTACATAATTGAAATAATTCATTGTATTGAATCCAACGAGCATCCTCTACTAATCCCTTTTCTTTTTGCTTTGAAGATTCTATAAATTCCTGCCGAATTATGTAATTTCCATAGTTATATAAATTTTTAGATTTCCAGCATAGATCGTCTATGATTTTAAATAATTTATCATCTTTATTGTTTTTCTTATTCTTCTTTATTCGATGTTGTTCTACTCTGCTTACTTCCATAAGGTCTCCTTAAATTAACATGGTTCTAAAACCATGTACGTAGTATTATTCTGTATGGTTCTTAGGTTTATTACCATATAAATTAACATGATTCTAAAACCTCAAATATGTATTCGTAATTTACTTGGTATTCTTGAAGTTCTAAGTTCAATGGGCGAAACCCACACCCACTATCCAATTGATTTCTCTTTTGGAATACTTGTTATAGGATAAACTGGCTTGAATTAGCCAAATAGATTTGTTACAATAGAACAAATATAGTTTATCCTATATTTTATTCTCTGTAGAGCAGATTGTTAGGTCGCCAAACTTGTGCAATCTGTTCTACTGTTTTACTTTCTATTAATCCATTCCTTAAGTTCTTTAAAATCATCCTTTGTAAGTACAATATCAGAATAATAAAAATCTTTATTTCTGATAATCGCCCAAATTTTCTTCAACTTTTCAAAAAACGGTCTTTGCTGAGTATAAAAATTACCGTTTGTATATGTTAAGAAAGCATAATCTCCATCTTCATAATCATGAATCTTGAAGTGAATACCTTCATCACATCCACACTTGCAACTTACGATCAGCTCATCATCTTTAAAATTTTTAAATACTGCCATTTTAATATTCTCCTTTCCACTCATCTAACAAATAGAAACTGTTAATCTGGTCATCCAGCTTTCTGACTTGCTCTCTCAGCTCAGATTCTTTCTTCTTACTATCTGTTCTCTGACACTTCTTCCATAATTCTTCACGCTGCTTAGTCAGCTCATTGTATTTTTCAGAAATGTCAATCTCATCCACAACTTCAATCTCGATCTTCTCTCCACAATGAGGACAAAACTGAATTGGATAATTATCTGTCTGTTCGTATTCATCTCCCCAAGTGTTAAATGTTTCAGTATATGAAGTACAAAATTGAGGAATTATATTGTCATCTGAATCTCTTACTACTAATCCAAAAGTATCATTGCATACCAAATCTTCACCTGTAAATACAATAGCTTTATCATTCTGAATTTCATCACAACAATACTTAAATGGCTTATACTTATATGCACAAGTATCATTGAATTTTAATTTGATTAACTCTATCTTCATATATTTATTCTCCTAACAAAATTCATTCCACCAATCAAAAATTTTATGGATGTGCTGATAACCATTATGCAATTCACCTTTATATCTACGTATTTTCCTATTAGATAACTGTTTCAAATATTTACTTTTCTTACCACGATACAATCTCTGATAATATGGCTTTGGATTTTTAACATAACCAACACCCTTAATCCATATTTCATCCACATATCTAACAGGCGTTGGATAATAACCACCAACAGTTTCATATAAATATTTGAGATGATTCTGATGTTTCAAATATCTCTCACGTTTATTTATTCTCTTTTTCTTAGAATGATTCTTATGCTTTTCTTCATCGTGTTCATACCAATCGCTACAATGACCAAAAGAATAAACTTTGCCACCAACTTTATCACACCAAACAAACTGTTCTGATTGATTGGCTCTATCTTCATCTGGATATTCACCATATACCGATTTATATATTTCTGTTCTTAATATAAAATCTTCAATCCCATAAGGACAATCTCTGCATCTCATTGAACTACCTCTTATATTTTACTCTCCTAATTTTCTTCCACACCAAGGACAATACGAAATATACTCTCGTTGATGAACAAATCCATCATCATATTCATCCCATTCTGATGTTTCTATATCCAAATAGTATTCATTCGTTAGTGGATCAACGTATATTTGATTATCAGGTGAATCATAATTACAACGATTGCACATAATTATTCTCCAAAAATAATCTTCTTAGCCCAATTCATAGTTGCAGAACCGCACATCTTACCAAAGAATTCACCAGCTTCAACAACTAATTCATTCTCTTCTTTTACACAATCCTCAAAAATTCTCTTAGGTAGATTCTGTGCAACAGTTTTCATATTCTGTGATTCGATTTTTTCAGGTAAAACACCCTCATCAATCATCTTATGTAATTCCTTCTGAACACGATTCTTTGTGACAATTTGCTCTACAATCTCAGAAGCCTTTGCTTTATCTGCTAATTTCTGAGGATCTTCTACTTTCTGTCTGTGATTATCTTTCTTAATTTCACTAAATTGTGAATTTACAATCTTTAATACAAATGGAGTTCTTGAGTTTGGATTGTTAAGTTCTGTCTGATTCTTAACGACAATTCCTTCAGGAATATCAACCGCAATATCTGACTTGTGCATAAACGACATACAATGCTCCCATGAGATAAATTCTCCATCATAAAATGTCTGTACATATCTCAAATTCAATTCGTCAGCAAGTCTCTTAACCTCTGATTGTAATAAATAACATTCATTCTCTTTGTCGTACACATCATAAAAATAAAACTTCTTATATGCATCCTGAATATACTTAATAGTATGTGAAGTCAGCCACTCTCCAAAGAACACATAATTTGGATATTTTGAAAATGGTTCAACCGCCAATGTCTGTACCCAATTCCAAAATCCATTAAGTGTGTTATCATAATCTAATGTTTTCTTTCTCGAAAATGCAACTAATTTATTTACTTCTTTATCGTAAGCAATAGCTGAATTGCTCCCATCCACCTTTTCCTGAATTACAATATGATCTCCTACATGAAAACCACCTGTGTTCGCTACTGTTAATTCCGTATCTTCTTTGATACGTGATATATCCATAAATTTCTTCTGTTCCAAGTTCCTCTTACCTTAGTAAGTAGTGCGCACTTTATCCTATAGGAACTTTTCTATTTTTCCTTTCTTATTTAATCTTCTAATTTGTTACCTTTTGCTTCATTACAAAGTTTACACATTGTTTGATAGTTACTAATATCATCAATACCACCTTTTGAACGTGGCAAAATATGATCTTTTGTCATTAAAATTTCATTACCATTATTATCGACTGCATATAAATTCAGATGATAAGTTTTATCCTGCAAATGTCTCTCTTTTGCAAAATATTTGCCTTCAATTCCACAAACTACACACTTACAACCTTTTGTGAAAAATGTCTGGTATCTTTGGCTATTACCTTTTATTAAATCTCCATCGAAATCAATCTTTGCATTTCTCTTATCTTTTTCAAATAAAACATTTTTCACTTTATTTCTAACTTCATCAATAGAATATACTTCCTTACGAATTAAGTCCTTATGCTTTGATTCTGATTTTTTTAGTTTTGGTTCACAAAACTGCTTATTCAATAAAGTATTGTAGACATCTTCGATGTTTAAAACATCAATCAAATCTTTTACCGTTCTGATGTTGTTAGGAATATAATCAGAAAGTAAATGTCTATTCCAAACAATCTTAAAAATTTCTGTATCCAAATTTGGTGATAATGGATTATTATTTTTGGGAAAACTCGTATTTAAGAAATCTTCAATAGTTTCATATTTGTCTAATAACTCCTTATCATTAAAACGATAATGAAATTTAAGACCTTTAAAAAATTTCTTTTTGCTCATAGTGACATCTCCTTTAAAATTTTATTGTCACTTATATATTCTCTCTTTTATTTGGGAATCGTGAGCAGAAATGCTCTTAGATAGAATCATTTGAAATGCTTCTTTAATTTGATTCTTATTCTCCCATCTGGTCTACAATACTCTGTAATTTATCAATGTACTTCTGAGCATATTCTTTATGTTTTAACTTTTTAATATTTGCAGGAACAATAGCAAGCGTAGCCTCTCTAAAAGCCTTGCAACTTTCATATACCCTCAAAAAATCACACATAGTTGCCATGTCAATCCAATCAAGATCTGGCTGTAAACAAACCACATCACCTTTCTGTGGATGCAATTTTCTAACCTTAATAAGTGTCTGCTTAAATAATTTCTTTTTCTGTCGTTTGTTCATTTCTATCACCTATCTACATAACTTCTAAATAATACTCTTCAACATATTTTCTTCTCTTCCAAAACTTCCACCAAGGAAATTTCACATATTTTATTTCTATAACTCGAAGCATCTTGTTCTCATTTTTATCTCTGTCCAATCTTAGAGCAGGCGAACCAAACATTGCTTCAGCTAATTCGTTAATAGAAATGTGTTCTCCAATTTGATATTTCTTCTTGTGTGGCTGTGGAGGATAATAAGAAATCACGTCATGTTGTCGTAATTCATATGCTCTCATATTGTTATTCTCCTTCAAATATCACCATTATTTGCTTTGTAACTTTGTCATCTGTTGGTATAAGAAATACATTGTCAGCTTCTTTAAATGATTTTGGAACTTCAACAAATGTAACTCTTTTTGACCTATCACTATCCAGCCACTCTTTGAATTTTTCGAGATTTTCTTTTTCAGAAATTGCAGCACATGGACTTACTTTATCTATTAACTCTAAAAATTTTTGTCTTTCATCTTGTGATGACTCCATACTGTTATTCTCCACTCTTTACCACATCAAATTTAATTGGCAACATAGCTGTAAATCTACTCTTCATCCAAGGTTTTTCTTTAGTTGAAAACTCATCACCAAATTCTTCTGCCAACACAAAATCTCCAACAGTATAAACGATAGAATATCCCGTCAAGTCTTTTGGTATCTCTTTATTAACATTACAAGTTTTAAGATGAATCATCTTATTTATACATTCACTCATCAAATCTTGGAAAAATACAAATGTTCCATCACAGTTACAACACTGCATTGTGAAATACTCAAAATCTGCATCTGGATCATGCTTAATAATCACATTAAAATAAGGTTTGTCACCTTTAAAATAAGGTACATCTGCTAAAATTGTTCCATCTTTGGTGCAAGTAACAACCGTAAATAACTCTCGTATATCCTGTTCAATCATGGATTCATATTTATTATTCTCCATACCATTGCACTGACCTGATGCAATTCGTTCTTTTACAAATTCTAATGATTTACCCATTGCTATTCTCCTGTTTCTACTCGATCTTCATCCAACAAACCAAATTTTCGTAAATAATACTGTTTGGTTTTATCATCGACTCTACAATAAAAATTATGTCTTCCTGATTTCTGTAAAGATAATGTGTTTATATTAAGTTCTGCATTCATAATAATCAGTAATTCGTTTAATGTAATATCATAGCAATGAAATGTCTCGCCTATCAGAAGCTTATAGTATTTTTTCTCTAATTCTGTTATTTTTTCACCTGCTTTCATGACCAAAGGAAACGTGGTATTCTTGTTATCTTAATTCATATTTATTTGTTGTTGGATTATAAACTGTATGGTCATCAATATACTTATTCCAATCTTTAAATACTTCATCACTGCCTTTTATTTTTCCTACTGCATATCCAAAGAAAAACGAAAGTATTAAATATACCAATAATTCCATACTATTATTCTCCTTTCATTTTAGGCTCTTTAAGCACTGCAATACTTAAATTATCTGTATACATATTTCTACCAACTCTTGTCTCATATCCAAGTTCGTTTAGCCTCTTATCAATCTCATACAACTCATCTTCGTCTGTACAATAAAGTTTGCAACCTGTACAAATTTCAGCAACTCGAATATGCCTACTATCCTTCTGAATCGGCATAGTCGTATATAGATGGTTATCATGTAATTTATAATATTCTTCAGCAGATACATACCGTTTTAATGCACTTCCAATTTCAACACTATTGAGATTACATTTATCAACTGGATCTATGATTAAATTACACTCTGCTCTATACCCTCGTTTATAATCTGACATATGACTTATTCTCCTAACTCTAAAACTTCTTCGTAAGTCTTTTCAAAAATATCCGGTTTACAAGGATATACTTCACCATTGACACCTAAAATTATGTAATCACCATATTCTGATTTCATTGTTCCTTCCAGTGTTTTAATATGACATGTACCATCTTCGTGAATTACAATAGTATTATTTGATACTCTATCCATAAACCAATCTGGTAAAGAATTGTCAATCATATATCTAACTGCTTCGATCACTACTGGTTTCTTTCTGTATTTCATGTTGTCCTCCTATTATTTTATTCTCCTTTGAACTTGATGCCGTTGCTTTTCATTGTACTTAATAATTCTTCTAACGATTTTCTTCCAATATCTTTCCAATGAATAATGTCATCAGATGTGTAATTACTCATATCTTCAATATTTTCAATTCCGTGTTTGTGTAAAATTGTATATAATCTAACCGAAATATTCATTTCTGCAACTTTCAAAAACTTCACCTCTTTTCATATTAAGAGTACATTCGTTTCTGCACTCTATGAGAGCATCTTTATTCCTCATCATTACATGTTAGGATTGAGGTTTGTTCCAAAGCATTATATTCTCAAATGAGTTTCAGCCTATACGCTCATCGGTTGACTGACTTGTTAATTTCAGCCTTCACCTTTACCTTTTCACCATCTCAGGCTTTCAGTTCGTTTTACCTCATTTATATATTCTCTGCTAGAGCAGAAGAAATCTACAATATAATCTAAATGGTTTCTTTGATATAAATCCTGCCATATTATTCTCCTACTAAAATCCACAGTCTTCTTTTTCTACTAACTTTCAAGTTATCAATAAAATCAACATTATCTAAACTTACCATAAGATTAGGCTTATTTCGTCTAATCTCACTGATTGACGGATAAATGCCTAATTCCACAAGAATTCTGGGAAGAAACCTCTCGTTTGTATAATAAGTCTTTTCCTGCTCAATTCTGTTCCAATCATTTTCATCTAATGCAAACATCTGTTGTGGTTCTGCTATTGGTTTTCCTATTACAACATTCTCTATATAAGCCATAATTCACCTCATTTCATATCCAAAGGAAATCTATGTTTCTTGGTAAAAATACCACTATATATAGTGCCTATATTTTCTATAAACACTATATATAGTATTTCATTTACGCCTGATACACAAAACTTGGCATTGGCTGTAATTTAAACAGATTTTTCTCATGCATTGAATCAATCTTTCTTATAATTCCAAACAAATCCTTTACAAGTTTTCTGCTTTCCTGAACAACACGCTTGAATACCTTGATGACTTACTCCCAAAGAATGTGCTGCTTCTGTTATACTTTGCCACTCTTTTATAATATTTCCATTTTTATCTTTTTGGAAAATCACAACTGCATTTGTTCTATTTGGAATTGTTGCACGTTTAATTACTTCTTCAATATTAACGTTTCCGTTATTATATGCCCAAGCATATCCACCTGCTGTTTTACAATTACCCTTACAACAATCCGAAATCTGTCCAGATGATATTCCAGTTATCTTATATGCCTCTTCCATACTATTATATTCTCTTATAATATTCTTGTTGGGTATATCTATTTGGACTACTTTTCTTTTATAGACACGTTTATGCTTTACTTGTAAATCATCCTTTATTTGTTTTGATGAAAATATATAATCATCAAATGTAATATTCTTTTGCAAGAGCTTTTCATAAAACCCTTTTACAATTTTTTCTTTTGTTTGAAAATTTGTATATCTAATAATTAACAATGGAATATTATTTTCACTACAATAATCTTCTTTTAATTTATCCAAATGTTTTCTATGCAAAAAATTTTCCTTCTTTTGCATATCAGACTCACTATTAAATGTAAACGGAAAATAATGCTGTTCTCCATGTAGTTCAATTAAAAATAAGAGTTTCTTATTTTGTGGATGAAAAATTGCAAAATCGAATGGCAATCTTCTTTTATATTTACAATCATCAAACTTATATTGCGTATCAAATATAATTTGTTCATCTGTCAAGAACTGGCTTAATTCGAACTCAGCTACAGAAGATAAACATCCACATGACTTAAGTTTTCCAGAAGTTAAAGACGATGATAAAGCGTTAATTTTCTTACCACAATCACAATCACAACTCCATAATGATCTATGATTTTTTATACCAAGAAATTCTTTTACAATTAATTTCCCAAATCTTTTTCCTTCTAAATTCTTTTGTGGTTTAATATTATCTCTTCTTATACATCCACATGATTGAGTATGTCCTGATTTTAAATGTCCTGCGGCAACTAAAATCAATTTAGGGTTGCCACAGTCACATTTACACCACCATCTCACATGTCCGCTTTTATCGTTGTCTCCACGTTTGATGACTGTTAATTTTCCAAATTGTAAATTAGTTAAGTCTTCTGCCATTTTAGTCTACATATCTTTCCATACCTGTTTTATAATAAGGAATAGGCATTCTCTTAAACCGATATTTTTCTACTCGATTATCAATTTTCTTTTTAATATCTTTGTCGTCAATCTCGCCTGTTCTAATATATCTATCCATAACAGAGTATTTAAATCCCAATGCATCTTCATCTGTACTTCCACACAGTCCATCAGACGGAATTTTTTCGATTAATTCATTTGGCAATCCAAGTTCATATCCAATAGCTTTCACTTCTTTTACTGTTAAGTCGCTAATTGGTGCAAAATCTCCAACTGCATCACCCCATCTGGTTTCCCAAGATAGTAATGTTTCTGAAAGATTACACGTATTAGCGACACGACCATTTACTGTCTGCGATACTGCATAAAGCGTAGTCATACGAATACGAGCAGGGAGATTTGTAGAAGTCTGCTTTGACCAATGATCTCCCAACTGTGGTTTAATCTCATGCTTTAAAGTGCGAACTGTATTGCCTATATTTACAACACAACTGTCGATTCCAAGATGGTCTATAAGCATTCGAGAATAATCAATATCTGGCTGTTCTCCCTGTGGCATCATTACACCAAAAACTCTATCTTTTCCAAGAGCTTCACAACATAAGCCAGCAACAACGCTTGAATCCTTACCGCCAGAAATTCCAACTACTGCCATACAATCTTTACCATTCTGTTCAAACCAATCTCTAATCCACTCTACGATCTCATTCTTTACTTTCTTAGCATCAAAATTACTCATCCTTTATCTAACCTCCATAATTCAATATTACAATTTTCAAATATATCATTTATCATTTGATACACTTCTTCCCAATTTGCACCGCCACGAACACATCCAATTTTATATGGCATTGCAATACTCATATTTTCCAAAACTGCATATGATCTCAAATTTTCAAAACATTTTCTTAAAGCGTCAATATCTGTATACTGTTTTCCGTCATAGCCATATGATTTTTGTGCAAATAAATTTGCATATATTCTTGCGTCAATATTAGACTGAAAATATCTAACAGAACCCAATAATTGTTCAGGTGTATTAATCGAACAAAAACTATGATAATCTTTATATACTTGCACATCATAATCACGGATCGCTTTTGCAACACCAGAATTAAAAGCACCTTTGCAATTAACCTGGTGTGCAATAATATCAGTGTTCGAAGTGAGTAAGTCTCCATCAATAATTTTAATCATTACTTACCTCCGTACATTCTGTTTCTAATATCCGCAAATGTATCTTCTCTTACTAATTCTCCATCTTTAAATACGGTAGTAAGTAAACTGTTATCACTCATTTCAAGTAACTGATCTTGACACTTTAATTCACCGTTATCATCGTATACTCTACAACATCCTTTATGAGATTTCTTTAAGTGACTTGTATCTGTCTTAGGATCTTTGAAAATCATTAACTTCTTGCCATCAATTACTCCATATGTAGCTTTCATTGCAATACCAAAAGTATCTCTTGTAACAACAATCATCTTGCCGTTTTCAACGATTGCAGTGAAGCAAAAAGCTCCTACACCATAAGCAATATTATTAGCTGCGAAACCACGCTTTTCTAATTCTTTCCAAATAGTTTCTACATTAGAAAGTGTGCAGCCATCACCATAAATAATACCGATATGCGGATTTAATACCTTATAACCTTTACCATTTACAGAACCACCAAAAATCTCCCACAACCTTTCAACTGTTTTAACTGAAATCTCTACAATATCACCACTATCAGGACGAACCAAGAGCTTTCCATTATGATTCATAATCTCTTCTTTACACTGTGGAAGAATATTATTTACCATATTCCAATAATCATAAGTATCTGAAACCATACTAAATGATGTATTTGGATATAACTCTGTTAAAAGTCTTTTAACAAACGTAATCTCATCTCCATCAATTGAGAAATTAGCACCCATTACAGAATGCTCAGTTGAGACAGCACCGATTCCAATACCATTATTCTTACAATCGGCATTGTAATATCTATCAATATAATTAATTGCTGGAATTGTAGATGTCTTATTAAATGAAAGCAACCATGATGCTGAACATCTTGTAGCTTCATCCATACAAGACATTCCTCTCATGCCAAAATCCGCACAAGCCATATTTCCAGGCAATCCGTCTGTTGTCTTGTTATACCAATAATCTGCAATTTCACGATACATATGACCGATAGTTGCATGACAACAAGGTTTCCATAATTCTACCTGAAGAATACATTCAATCCACTGAACAAGCCAAGCAAATTTATCATCCGTATTTGTAATCTCAATACAAGGAACACCCATAGGAACAAGTGTACCTTCTGGCAATGCTCTAATCTCAAGTGGTAAATATCCTAATCTGTGAAGCTCTACAATTTTATCTAAATCATAGTTGTCTCTACCAATCTGTACATCCATCGAATCTGTATAAAGAGTTAACATCTCATCTTCCGATAAATCGAAGAAATTTTTCTGAAAATCTCCCATTAAATATTCTTTGATAAATGCCTGCAATCCAAAGAAAACCATTTCATTCTGATTCTCTAACATTGATTTTCGAGGCACCCAATACGACACCAATTTAGTCAAACCATTTGGGTACATGCGATCATGACACTGTTTATAAGTATCTGATAATAATAAAGCCATTGTGTTATCCATAATTTTAAACCTCCATAACCGTAATTTTTTCATGACTACCATTAAATAAACTGTTTGTGGTAAATAATCTGTTCACAGTATTATTCTCCAAAGATTTGATTAATGTTCCTTTTTCTTTATTAAGAATTGAATTCTCTGTATGAGTGGCATATGCATAAATCTCAGTTACACCATGTTTCTTCAATTCTTCTGCACTATAATAAAGTGAACCGCCATATGCGATAATATCATCAATCATTAACACAGCTTTATCTTTCAAATCAATACCATTTGTTCTAATGTCTAATCCAAGGATTTTACCAGTCTTCCAATCTCTCTTCTTTTCACCATAACAATATGGTAACTCAGGAAATAAATCTGAATATCTCTTAGCTGCACCTGCATCTGGGAAATAAAGTACAAGATTTCTCATACCAATCTTTGAAATAGCTTTATCAACATACTCTTTTGGATTTTCTTTTACACAATTATTGAGTAATGCAGTAGAAACATCGCTATGAGCATCTAAAACATAAACTGATGAAAATCCTAACCAATTGATAAAATCGCAAAAATACTTCAATGTGAATACTTCATCATCATTTTTTACTCTATCCATTCGTGCATTAGGAATATATGGAAGAGACAAATAATAATCCACATTAGTAAAAAATCTTTCAAGATGTTTCTTTACTAACATCAGATAAAATATCTCATCGTTACTCTCATAAATCCATTCAATCCAAATACAAGGAGAGCCATCATAAGAGTCTTCCTCAATGTTGTTTATATCAATATTTACTCTTGGTGTTCCATCTGGAAACTTGTTGATTGTTACAATTTCGCCATTAATTTTAATCATATTCTACTCTCCAATCACTTCGATCTGACACATCTTCATAGTTGCTAATGCAGCATTGTGAGTATCAGGTGTGACACCTGCACAACAGCTTGCATCTACTGTAATATCAATCTCAGGATAATTTGCTCTAATAATAAGTGCATTTGAAACCACACAGATGTCGGTGCATAATCCGCAAACCTCAACACTTTCAAATCCAAAATCCTTCCAGTTTAACCAACCAAAAGTAGGCTTATCAATCAGAATATCGTTCTCAATATCAAAATCTAACCTATCTGAAATCTGCCAACCAACAGTATTCTTTACACAGTGAGTAACAGGAAGATGCTTACCCTCATATGTTTCCAAATAATTCTCAGGGTGTGTGTCTCTTGTAAAGATTACCTGTTTACCAGCATCCTTGTACTCCTTAATTTTCTTTGCTACATTCGATACAATTGTCTGTGCTTCCTTTGTACCGAGTGAGCCATCAATAAAATCATTCTGCATATCTACTACGATTAATGTTTTGCTCATTTTGTTACCTCTTTTCTTTGTTCTTTCATTACCAAATGGCTAACGTTTACTGCTTCTCTCATAGCTTCTGCAAACTCATAAGCACAATCAGAAGTAAATCTTTCCTGCACTTTTGCAATATCATTTGTATCAACTTCACTATGAATCCTTGCCTCAATAATATATTTTCCGTCTTTACACTGAATGTCTACCATCTACTTATTCTCCTTATTAAGCCAATCACAATATTTCTGACAAGCCTCTTTACTTCTGAATGCGATTTTCTCTCCATATCTTTTACCATTGTGATATGCAATTACATCATCATTAAAATCATCAAAAATATTTTCTATTCTGAATTCACTGTAATAATCATACGCATCTGCATAATCCTTGTTTGGCTCGTGATTTTTAGTAAAATAGACTTTCTTTTTATCGCCGCACTTTGGTTTATATGCTTTATGAAATTTAATCTCCTTATTCAATGAAATAACTGGCTCATAGATATATATTGGTCGAGAACATTCACACTCCTTGGTTACAGTTTCACCATTTGGATATACTGCAACAAGTTTTCTTTCTTCGTTGCATAAATTACATTTTGGTTTCTCATGAGGAACACGTTCTGCGTACCACACTTCTGAGTCTTCTAAAAGTTTCTCAAAAACTTCTTCCATTGTTTTATTGTAAAAATCTTTCTCTACTTCTCGTTTGTAATTGTCAATCTTGTACTGTAAATCTCTTTCTCTACAAGAAAGATCTAAATTTTTATCATTGTACTCTTTAACTTTTTGTCTTAATTCTACATTTTCTTTTGTTAGTCTGCTGATTTCAGAGTTTACATCTTCACGTAAAATCTCTCTGAACTTTTCTTTCATTTCATCAAAAAACATTTCGCCTTCACTTGGCTCATAAAAATCATCGTATTCTGGATACATATTCTCTCTCCTTTCATCACAAGAAATTCCGCTTTCCTGCAAACTTCATATTCTATTATTCTCTGTTAAAATTTCATAAAGCTGAAAATGTGTGCGATTACAGGTACAGTCCAACCATCTCCAAGTACATCAGCAGCATCTTTTTCAGATATATCTTTGACATATTCTTCTGGCACACCTTGTAATCTTGCTCTTTCATCTTTCCACAAATATCTTGCTTCATCAAAATCATGCCCATTATAATCATCATAGATTTTTGCAGAAGATTTTCTTCCATCTAATATTCTCTTTGTAACTTCTAAACAGTTATCAAAATACTCTTTCGATGGGAATACCATTGTTCCAAACGACTTATAATAGAATCTGTGAAATCTCTTAATTGGTGTCCAAAAACAGCCGTTGTAATATCCGTGAGAATCATTCTTACAAAGGCATTTTGCTTTCTCATTTGGTACATATCCGTCATTGAGTACACTCTGTAGGGTAACTCCTTTGTCTTCTGGAACTGTTACTCCTGGAATATTAGTCCAATAATATCTATCTCTAAGCTGTCCTACTACAAGAGAAGAATTGATTCTAATAGGTTTTACTCCCATCATTTCACTAATAACGGCTTCATCTTCAGGTTTCATCACTACATTTTCCATAAGGAAATACTTTGGATTTACTTCTTTCAATACTCTATTGCACTCATAAAACAGACCTGAACGTTCTGGATCTTCAAGACCAATCTTTCTCTCTTTAATCATTGCTCTTGAAAAACTCTGACAAGGACTACCAAACATTACAATATCAATATTCGTTTCAAAATCTCCGACTTCTGTATGTAATACGCCATCTTTATATGTAATCTTGTTTACATCTCCAATGTGAATTGTCTCAGGATAGTTGTCTTTTGTTACCTTAATCGCCACATCCTTAATCTCTGATGCAAAATATTTACCAACCTTAAATCCTGCTTTCTCTAATGCAATATGTCCACATGACATACCATCGCATAAACTCAATACACTTAACTCACAATAATTATTTTTTTCTTTATTCTCTGTCAAAATCCTTTAATCTACAGAGATTGCGCAATCATTTTTACCTAGGAGTTACTGTTAAATCCTTTCTTCTTACTTATTTTGTTGTAAAATTCTATGGAATTAACACGTCTGCTAAAACCATAGGAAAAAAATATTTCATTGTTCTTTTTTTTGGAAAATTTGGCTGAATCGCCAAGATAGAAATTTCTATATATGATTATTCTTCGCCTTGAAATGATTTAATTCGATTTTCTAAATAATCAATCTCATCATTCCAATGGTCTATTAGCATGTCTTCGATTTGATGCTTTGCGTCTTCTATACTGTCTGCAAACAATGTATCATATTCAACATTTAGTTCTTTTGATACATATATAAATATGTTTTCGTCTGTCTCATCTTGTACAAAACCAGCTACTACATTTTCATCATCTTCTTCATAAAATTGACTAAAATGTAATTTATAACATTCCTTACCAAAGTCATTCTTTTCACCTGTTTCCCAATATTTCTTCACTTTATCACCTCGCTTAATTTGGCTGATCAGCCGTGAATAGAATTGCTTCTATATTAGATTATTCTCTACTTGAAACTTCTTTAATTCATCTTGAATCATCTTCTGTATATCTTCTTCGTTAAAAGACATGTTTACTACTGGAACGACATTTGCATTCAAATTAACATCACCAACAATAGCCTTATCAAACGCTTCTAAAAACATTTCTGCGATTTCCTTTTCATAAAAACCACACATTCCATCACAGTTAATATCTGCAATTACTCTTGAAAAGAAATCTTTGAACTTATCAGCGATAAAATCTCTTTCATATCCTTTTGGAATATCAATTGTTAATTTCACTCTCTCACCTCACTTATCTTCTTTCCAATCAACCATAATAAATGACAAAAATCCTAAACATATCTCTATGAATATAAATTTCCATAACTCAACTGGTTCTGGAAAAATAAAATTCATTAATAGGTTTAATATCATAAGCCATATTAAAAATCTTATTGTAGATTTCATAATTATTCTCCTTACTTATTTAAAACAATCAGAATGTTACTTAGATATAAAGCATAAAATACTAAATAGCCACCACCTGCCAAGAACAGCAATTTGAATACAAAATTAATAACATTCTTTTTCGTCCATGTTATCCCAACAATAAGGTTAAAAATTCCCATAATCAATAAAATAATATTAAAAATATTCATGTTTCACCTCCAAATTCCGCAAGAAATGTGCGTTTCTTTTTAATGTAAAAATATATACCATATATAGTATATATTGTTTGTTTTTAATACTATATATGGTATATTTGTAACAACTACTCGCCTAACTCTGCAAGTGCCTTATCCAGATCCTCATCAGACATATTTTCAAGTTTTGCATCCTGTCTCTTAGCCTTGATTTCAAGCAATCTCTGTCTCATCTCAGCATTTTTCTTAGCGTCTTCTCTCTTCTTCTTCTCATCCAGCTTCACGCCAACAATATACTTAACAATTTCAATCTTGTTATAAATCTCCTCGTCTTCCTTTGACTTAGTATTCAGAAGACTCTCTTCCTCAGACTTCTTTACTTCCGCATTGAGTGTCTTAAATACTGAGTCCAGATTTGTGAGAGACAAATCCCACAAATCAATTACGTTAATCATTCCTCTGAATGGGAACTGATAGTTTGATCTTGTTGCATTAATAAATAATTCGTTGTTTGTCATAATAATAATCTCCTTTTCTAATTTTTAATTTTAAATATCCAACCTTTAATTTTCCTATTTTCATTTAAACATCTATCAATCGAACTATAACTTATGTCAGTATGTTCACTTGCAAATTTCTTTTTATTTTTAAATTCATATATTGTTCCATTTGGTGAAATTCCAATGTATGTATTACCAGTTAAATTTTTTCTTGTTGTAGCTTCTGATATATTCATAGGTCTTGGAATAAATTTACATGTGACAGGGGAATATATTTTATTTTTTAAGCCTAATTTCTCACACAAAAAATCTTTATCTAATTCATATTCTCCATTTTTCCAAAGATCATATCCATCTAAATAAACGATATCATCACAAAAGTTCTGAAAATTATGCCACCTATCACAAACTGTTACTCCTACATACGCATTACTTTTTAAATGTGCTTTTTCAGAATAACATCTTTCTATCATATGATGCCATGTAGTATATTCTTTAGTGACGCTTCCATTTATTTTACATTTCCACTTACCCTGACCTAAATATCCTACATTAAACACATTTGGAAAATTAGGACTTTTGAGATTTCCTTTACTTATGTTAGTAAAATCACTTTCAACGATTGCTCCATCTTCAAATTCACACAAACAATAAATATACGATCCCTTTTTGTTACATCTATTCGTTTTCCCAATTATTTTAAAACGTCCACAGCTTATAGAGTTCCAAATCGAACCATTATAATATTTTTTAGATGTGTTCTCTATAAGCTGATATTGGGAAATTAATTCTTCTCTAGTTAAAATTTAATTTTCACCACTCTCTCAATATTACTTTTTACTTTAACAACCAATTCAGCTCTTTTTGTCATCGAAAAACCAATGCCTGATAACTGATCTTTTGTGTCTGCTACATGGCATTTAGCCCCTAATGCCTCAAATACTCTCTTGTGCTTCATTAAATCATTGTCAAGGAACTCAAGATAGAAGCCGTTAGGCTCTTCGTTGTTCACACAATCCTTCAAGAAGAAGAATAAATGTCTATGACCAATTCCATCCTGTTCATCAAAATAGTTTGGACTATAGCTGATTACTGATACAGGAACAAACTGATTAGTATTTACACCCCAAATCTCACGACTTGAAATAGATGAACTTCCAGACAGTTTTTCCTTAATTGAGAAGTTTCCATTCTCGTCAAGTGTAACTTCTGCCACCTGAACATTTTCACCAGTTCTCATAGGATTGCTATAATCAAATGAATAAATCTCTCCATTAAACTCAACTTCCGCTCTGAATCCATGCCTTACTGCGCCTGAATACTGATGTACAAAGAATCTATATGTTCCTGGTTTCATTTTTGATAAATCCTGCCATGTAATATTCTCTACTGCAACTTTTCCACGTGGATCAATAACATCAACATCTAACTGACCGCCCATAGAAGTAATTCTTGGTGCTTTGTAACTACCATAATAAATTTCTGTTCCATTTGGCTCAACACAATGGGCATCAAGGTCGTAATTATCATGACCATCTTCATTCCACTGAATAGAAAATCTGAGTACACCGTCAACATTACCGCCAGCAGCTTTTACATTCTGCTTCATATCAGAGTCAGTAATGTTTCCTGAATAAGCCCAAGATAATCCATTATTCCATTTGAACATTGTCTTAGCGTCTGGATTAACAGGTGCAATCATAGAAACAAAGTTCTTCTCATGCTTATTCTCTACAAAAGCTTCAATCTCCTTTGCAGTTGGAAGTACCTTATCAATGAAATCCTGTGCTGAAATCTCCTCAACCTTAGAAAACTTCTTAGGACTTACAGCAACATCTTTTTCCATCTGACCAAAAATATCATCTGCGCCAACCATTCTTCTTGCAGCACTCTTATTTGAGAACAGTACATTATTTACAGTAATATCATTCAGATTAGCAAATCTTCTCTGTAATGAATCCATATATCCAAGTTCTGTAATGGTTTTCTTTGCATCCTCAAGCATCTTCTTTGTAAAAATAGCCTTTGGACGCTTATAATTACTTGGAGCGACAATCTGCTCATACTTCTTAACTGCTGTGTCAAGATCCATATCCTCACTTACATTAATAAGAAGTGTTCCAATAGAATGATTTCTAATTCTACCGATAGCCATACCTGCTGTTACCGACTTCTCCCAAGCATATAAATCCTTTTCAGTATCAGAAGTCAGCTTATCATATTCCTTCTTATACTTCTTAAACTCTGTGAGTATGCCTTTCCATTCTTCACCCTTGTAAAGTGTATTTGAATTGATAAGTTCAAGAATTGTATCAAGTGCATCCATAGTAATCTCATCGAGAGAACGCTTAAATACATTTCTTGTATCTCTGAACTGTCCTTTAACTTCCTCGTTAGAACGACTACTTCTATTTACGAACTTACTTGGAAGCTCTAAGAAGAAATGATCCCACTGATGAGACTTTCCATTGATTTCCTCAAAGTTAAAATCTGTACCAATCTTAGGAAACTTAGTTGTATAAATATCTGTAACTGTATGAGCTTTTACAAAAGCATCAAGTGCATCGCATACTGGCTGATATGTTGTATCGCCAAGATTCAGTTCCCAAATTGTGTGAATCTGATTATCCTTGATGGTGACAGCAGAACCAATATTCTTAATAAACTGTCTACAACAACTACAATCATGCTCTCTACGCTCTCTGAAAATCTCATTTGTACCAGCAGGGAAGCTATCAAGATATGTATTCCATAATTCATCCTTATCTACATTTACCTCAAATAAATGTGTTGCCTCTTTCTGCATTTCATCGAAGTGCTTCTGTAAAGCCTTCTTAAACATCATAAATCCATCCATGTTTTGTACCTCTTCTTTCTTATATTTATTTTTTTTAATTTTTCTACTGTTATATTCTCCGTTTATATCAAACCAGTTGCCTTATCTGGATTCTCATTAGCCCATTTTATCCATCTTTCAGCATAAGATTCAGTTTTACTATTTAATCCAAACACTTCTCTTGTAAGTATATATCCCTTACCAATCGACTCTTCCATTTCTTTTGTGTTGTTATCTACGTCATCTGCGTCTAATGGTCGAAACACTGTCTTGGTAAAATATCTTCTACCGTATTTCTTTGTTGTCGTGATTTTATTTATCTTATCCTTATACAACTTCCATACACCAGATGAATCTTTGTTAATCTGCCCTACATAATCTCCAACGTTTAGCATATTGTCTCCTTTCTTAATTTCGCATGAAACGAAGTTTTCTTGTGGAATTATCTTCCATTTCCATAATCTAAATCATCAGTAATAACATATGTTCCGTCTTTATTTTCTTTAATAATTTTGTATTGTTCGTTAAATTCCAATAAACTACACTCATTAGAAATTTTTACAGTGTATTTATAATAGCCTGTTGGCTTATCAAACAATCCTAAAAATAAAATCGTTATAATTATAATTCCATATATTATTCCAGATATTATTTCAAACTTATATGCCAACTTCCAATTATCCGTCTTATTTCCAATATGAAATGTTATTGGTAAAATTATAAGCATTGATAATACCAATAAGATAGTTGGTATAATTCTAAGTGTTGTCATTGCTTCTTGCGATATAATTTGTATACCATTCATAAATTGTTTTCATCTCTCTTCCCTATTAAATCGAACATTCTTGTTAATGCAATCTCCTAATCGTTTCACAAGCGACCAATATTTCAAGTTCATCATCGCAGTAAATACATCCATCAATTGCTCCAAATTGATTAAGAATATCCCAATCGAAGTATCCATTGTAATCACACATTGCAACAGAATAGTTCTTATTCGACTTAAATTCTTTTATGTGTTCTCCGTTTGGTTTATATGTATCAACACCATTATTTTCTACAATAGAAGCAACCCATCCATTCGGAAATACAATACTTCTATCACTTGTATGACGATGCTCTCCATAATCATTTACTACTTCTTTTAATCCGTATTTTTCTGAATATTCTTTTAACATTTCCATCTGTAAACCTCCTCACAATCCAAAGAAAGAGAATTTTCAAGTTCAATCACGTTTGTCTTCTCTTTCATAATTGTAAATACCAACTACCTTTGCTATTTCTATGCAGCACTCATAATCATCTAAATCAGGCGATTGCAATAGTTTAATAATCTTATTTATTTGTTCTTCGCAATTCATATTTTTATCTCCCAATCTAAAAAAATTTCTTATTCTAGTAAATATATTACATTTATAAACAGTCACTAAATTCTAAATATTTAAGTATTTATTGATTGCATTTTCTACGTCAGCTAATCTCACCCACGGATTTTCCTTGTCCTCTTCGTAAATTGGTGCATCTCTCCGTTTTGCACTTTCCACAACATCCGTCATCACAGCAACGGAATAATTTATAAGAGTTTCTTTTTTAATTTTATCAATTGCATCCTGTTTATTAATTAATTTTCCCATATCTTCTCCTGCTATAAGTTCTAAATGTTCAGGTAAAGGTTCTATATTCAATTTAATCCAATACAATTTCTACACCTTCGTCTTTGTACACTAACTGTCCTATTCCACCTTCATACATAATTTCATACGCACCGACATTATCTGTAACACTGATAACATCCTCCCTGCTTATTAAAATATTCTCACCCTTTTTTACTGTAATTTTCATGTATTTTTCCTTTCTCCGTTAAAGTTCAGATTCTATGGCATCCAGTAATCTCCCTCTAATGCATTTTTAATTCCGCCTCCTAAACAAGAAAAGAAAACGCCCTCTTCGTCACAATCGTTTTGCCAAAGTCT